ATGGACGAACAGTGGGGCTATGTCGGGGCTAAATCGCGCCAGCGCTGGCTGTTTTACGCGTATGACAGGCTCCGGAAGACGGTTGTTGCGCACGTATTCGGTGAACGCACTATGGCGACGCTGGGGCGTCTTATGAGCCTGCTGTCACCCTTTGACGTGGTGATATGGATGACGGATGGCTGGCCGCTGTATGAATCCCGCCTGAAGGGAAAGCTGCACGTAATCAGCAAGCGATATACGCAGCGAATTGAGCGGCATAACCTGAATCTGAGGCAGCACCTGGCACGGCTGGGACGGAAGTCGCTGTCGTTCTCAAAATCGGTGGAGCTGCATGACAAAGTCATCGGGCATTATCTGAACATAAAACACTATCAATAAGTTGGAGTCATTACCCAGATTTGGCACTGAGAAACGCGATGGCCCGGATTAAATAAAGACGCCCCAAAGAAACGCCACCGCCTGTGGTGGTGTTTTTCCTGTCTGGTGTTATTGAAAATATTTTCAGATATATATTACCTGAGAGAAAGTTTTACCCCTCACCTGTCAATTCACTCACTGGAAATTTAATTATGAAATTACCTGTAAAGTTATTAATGAGCCTTATATCTCTGGTCAGCGTTATTGCACGTGCCGGGGAATATAAAAATCACAGCCGGGATGAAATAAAATACTGGCGATATACATCATACAAGGGGGGAAACTTCCGGAAGGTTTCACTGATGAGAAATTTTCCAGCGCCATTTACAACGGAAGAATATTTACAATGAAACGTTTACATACCCTTATGTTATTTCTGGCGGTTCTGTTCACGGGCTTTAACTTTAACGCAGAAGCGGCTACCGTAAAACAAGCTCTTAGTTGTAACCCGGAAGCCTGGGCTGAACAACCTGGAGCGTGTCCATCAACGTACGAGTTGTACGAAGGTGACGCTACCTACAAAGCCGCTATCGACAAAGCATTAAAACCGGTCGGACTGAGCGGCATGTTCGGTAAAGGCGGCTATATGGATGGCCCTGGTGGAGGTATCACGCCAGTAAACATTAACGGTACAGTCTGGTTCCAGGGCGACGGTTGCAAAGCCAATACCTGCGGCTGGGACTTTATCGTAACACTCTATAACCCAAAAACCCATGAAGTTGTTGGCTACCGTTACTTTGGTTTAGATGACCCGGCCTACCTGGTTTGGTTCGGTGAAATTGGCGTGCATGAATTCGCGTATCTGGTGAAAAACTACGTAGCTGCGGTTAACTAATTTAAGGAGTCTATCATGAAAACTTTTATCAAAACTTTACTCGTTGCTGTAACTATTCTGTTCTCTGTCTTCGCTACTGCGAAACAAGTAAAACTGCCAAATAACATCAAATACGTTAATACTACAGAAGCGTTTTCCTGTACCGAAATTGACGGTATGAATTGCCAGACAAAGAATCAGTTCAACTATAAAGATAACAGCTATGTTTTCGTGCTTGAACGTGGTGGTGCCTGGTGCTACGACTACACTGTCTCGGTAGTTAACCTGAAAACCGGGAAAGCACAAATGATTGAATACGGGGACAATCAACTGTGCTCAGGTAGCAACAAACCGTTCTTCGAAATCAAAAATGGCGTACCGACGGTAGGAGTCATCGACACATCCGGAAAACCTGTCGTTGTAGCCCAGGACAAACTTAAAATCTAAGGAGTAAACCATGCGTTTCTCTGCACATTATTAATATCAAAGGTAAATACAGCCCCAGCCATTGTTACCGGAAAGCCGCTTAATGCGTGGCTCGCCAGTGAAAGGCCTCTCAGACAATAAACCTTATTCATTTCACCCGTCAGGCCGCGTCTTCTCCGGGAGACGCGGCTTTTTTCATTTATTGCACCAGTAAATCTTAACCACCGATAAGGAGCAAAGTATGCGATTAGCAAGTCGTTTTGGTTATGCTGCAAACCAGATACGCCGTGACCGTCCGCTGACACATGAAGAACTGATACGCCATGTACCCAGTATTTTTGGGGAAGACCGGCACACCTCCCGCAGTGAACGGTATGCGTACATTCCCACCATTACCGTCCTGGAAAATCTGCAGCGGGAAGGCTTTCAGCCGTTCTTCGCCTGCCAGACCCGTGTGCGCGACCCGGGCCGCCGGGGATACACAAAACACATGCTGCGTCTGCGGCGGGCCGGAGAGATAAACGGAGAACATGTCCCTGAAATTATTCTGCTCAACTCTCATGACGGTACCTCCAGCTACCAGATGCTGCCGGGTTACTTCAGGTTCGTCTGCCAGAACGGGTGCGTCTGTGGCCAGTCTCTGGGGGAAGTGCGTGTTCCACACCGGGGAAATGTAGTGGAGAAAGTTATCGAAGGGGCTTACGAGGTGGTGGGCGTGTTTGACCGGATAGAGGAGAAGCGTGATGCCATGCAGTCGCTGGTCCTGCCGCCACCGGCACGCCAGGCGCTGGCACAGGCGGCACTGACTTACCGTTATGGTGACGAACATCAGCCCGTCACCACCGCCGACATTCTGACGCCGCGACGCCGGGAGGATTACGGTAAGGACCTGTGGAGCGCATATCAGACCATCCAGGAGAATATGCTGAAAGGCGGGATTTCCGGTCGCAGTGCAAAAGGAAAACGTATCCATACCCGGGCCATTCACAGCATTGATACCGACATTAAGCTCAATCGCGCATTGTGGGTGATGGCAGAAACGATGCTGGAGAGCCTGCGCTGATGCCGTTTCCCTGAGTGAGGGAATCATTCAGCTTTCGTTCCTGAAAAACACACATTTATTTGTTATTTAAGGAGTTATCTCATGAAAACCGTTTCTCAGAATACCCCCACAATTTATTCAGCTACAACACCAGAGAATAATCCGCCTCAGTTGGTTGCCAGCCTCGTCCCTGATGAACAGCGCATCAGCTTCTGGCCGCAGCATTTTGGCCTCATTCCACAGTGGGTGACCCTGGAGCCCCGTGTCTTCGGCTGGATGGACCGTCTGTGCGAAGACTACTGCGGTGGTATCTGGAATCTGTACACCCTGAACAACGGCGGGGCATTTATGGCACCCGAACCGGATGACGATGATGACGAAACATGGGTACTGTTCAATGCCATGAACGGTAACCGCGCAGAAATGAGCCCGGAAGCCGCCGGTATTGCCGCCTGTCTGATGACGTACAGTCATCATGCCTGTCGTACGGAGAATTATGCCATGACGGTCCATTATTACCGGTTGCGGGATTACGCCCTGCAGCATCCGGAATGCAGCGCCATTATGCGCATCATCGACTGAATGGAGAGAAGCACAATGCAACAACTTTCCTTTCTGCCCGGAGAGATGACGCCCGGCGAGCGCAGCCTCATTCAACGGGCCCTGAAAACCCTGGACCGCCATCTTCATGAACCCGGCGTGGCCTTCACCTCCACCCGTGCAGCACGGGAATGGCTGATTCTGAACATGGCGGGACTGGAGCGTGAAGAATTCCGGGTGCTGTATCTGAATAACCAGAATCAACTGATTGCCGGTGAAACCCTCTTTACCGGCACCATCAACCGCACGGAAGTCCATCCCCGGGAAGTGATTAAACGCGCCCTGTACCACAATGCCGCTGCCGTGGTGCTGGCACACAATCACCCCTCCGGTGAAGTCACACCCAGTAAGGCAGACCGCCTTATCACGGAACGTCTGGTACAGGCACTGGGCCTGGTGGATATCCGGGTGCCGGACCATCTGATAGTCGGTGGCAACCAGGTTTTCTCCTTTGCCGAACATGGTCTGCTTTAACCCTTCACAACCACATCACACCTGTTTTCACTTTTATCTTCTGTCTTCAGAGGTATCCCATTATGAAAATTATCACCCGTGGTGAAGCCATGCGTATTCACCAACAACATCCGACATCCCGTCTTTTTCCGTTCTGTACCGGTAAATACCGCTGGCACGGCAGTGCTGAAGCGTATACCGGTCGTGAAGTGCAGGATATTCCCGGTGTGCTGGCCGTGTTTGCTGAACGCCGTAAGGACAGTTTTGGTCCGTATGTCCGGCTGATGAGCGTCACCCTGAACTGAGTGGGAATTCTGATGAGCAGAATTATCGCCACTACCGGACCATTCTTAGCCGATTTTCTGTAAGGATTTTATCGTGTCAGACACACTCCCCGGGACAACACTTCCCGACGACAATCACGACCGCCCCTGGTGGGGGCTGCCCTGCACCGTGACGCCCTGTTTCGGGGCACGTCTGGTGCAGGAGGGTAACCGGTTGCATTACCTTGCCGACCGCGCCGGTATCAGAGGCCTGTTCAGCGATGCAGATGCGTACCACCTGGACCAGGCCTTTCCGCTGCTGATGAAACAACTGGAACTCATGCTCACCAGCGGTGAACTGAATCCCCGCCATCAGCATACCGTCACGCTGTATGCAAAAGGGCTGACCTGCAAAGCCGATACCCTCAGCAGTTGTGGTTACGTTTATCTGGCTGTTTATCCGACGCCCGAAATGAAAAATTAACTCTCCAGAATAGCCTTCTGCTACGGCCTGGTGTTTTCACCACGCCACTTTTCCATTTTTATATCTGCATATCAGGAAAATCTTCAGTATGAAAACATTACCTGTATTACCCGGGCAGGCGACCAGTTCTCGCCCGTCTCCTGTTGAAATCTGGCAGATACTGCTGTCCCGACTGCTGGACCAGCACTATGGCCTCACACTGAATGACACACCTTTTGCCGATGAACGTGTGATTGAGCAGCATATTGAGGCAGGCATTTCACTGTGTGATGCGGTGAACTTTCTCGTGGAAAAATACGCGCTGGTGCTACCGACCAGCCGGGATTCAGCGCCTGTACCCGCTCTCAGTTAATAAACAGCATCGATATCCTCCGGGCTCGCAGGGCGACCGGCCTGATGACCCGCGACAATTACAGAACGGTAAATAACATTACCCTGGGTAAGTATCCGGAGGCGAAATGATGACACTGGAAGCCGACAGCGTTAACGTACAGGCGCTGGATATGGGGCACATTGTCGTTGACATTGATGGTGTTAATATCACTGAACTGATTAATAAGGCCGCTGAAAAAGGTTATTCACTCCGCGTGGTGGATGACCGTGACTCTACCGAAACACCGGCAACTTATGCCAGCCCTCACCAGTTGCTGTAAGACAATGCAGTGATGCAGGGTATAGTGCCATTAACCACAGAAACAGCACTGTTGTCCTGTATTAAGCAGGCAAGAGAAGATGTCCTTACCCTGCGCCATCTGCAGCTTCTGCACCAGAACCGGTGAATCTCACTCAACAGGCTTCATTTCCCCTGACGCCAGCCTGAATACAGCTGGCGTTTTCATTTATAAACAGAAAGGAAAACCGATAATAATGGAATGGACGCCCCGACCATGAAGCAACGGTAGGATATTACTGATAAACCTTCCAGTGGAGGTGCGTTATGGCCGTTTTAACGATTAGCATTGACCTGACAAAAAATGAATTCCAAATCCACGGTCTGGGTAGGAACAGAAAAATCTAAGCTCAGAAAACGGATTAAAGTAAGCGTCAACGGAGCACCGTATTGACGCTTATTTATTGGTGAGAACTACGTTCCATGGCAGGAGTTCGTCAACACGGTTGGAGGGCCATTCCGGCAGTATGCTCAGAATATGGCGCAGATACGCTTCCGGATCGATACCGTTCAGACGGCAGGTGCCTGCTTTTCCGGCAACAAGCAGGAATCTCAGCGCTGAAGCAGGAATTAGAGGTAAAAACGCCCTACCGGGCCATGAATCACCCGGTCATTGGAGTAGTAACCAAAGCAGATTTAGCCAGCATGGAACAAATATCTTTGGTGAAAAGTTGGTTACGGGAAGCTGGAGCGCACAACGTGTTAGTAACCAGTGCAGTTAATAACAATGGAGTTACAGAACTTTTTGCCTTGCTGCATACAGAAGAAGGCTGTTGTTAATTTCGACAGGTTCTCAGATGAGAATGATGACGGTGATACACAGATAAGAATCAATGAGCAATGAGGGTTGCCGGGCAACCCTCATTGAATAAAACGGGAATTACTTCGCTTCGCCGTTTTTCATTTCGCCCATAGCTTTCAGCTTTTTGGAGATATCGCGGCGTTCTTTGGAGAGCTCGGCATTTTTGATGATGTAATCGTCAACGCGATCTTCATAGTCACCTTTCATGCTGGCGATGATGCCCTGGATTGCTTCAACGCTCATCCCCGGCTTGATGTAATCGCTCAGGTTGTCCAGCAACAGGACGCGCTTCTGGTTGTCACGAATCTTTTTCTCAACGTCCTGAATTTCACGTTGCAGTTTGTTCTTACGACGGAACAGACGAACAAATTCCAGTACGTCCTGGAATGAAGGCTTGGTAGTTTCCATTTTTATACCCCTGATAATGTGAGAGTCGGATTCGTTTAAGCAACCGCTATTCGTTAGGGCCAACATTACTCATAGCTGCCGCAGATGACAATGCTTTTATCCCTTTTCACTATCATACCCTTTATCCTTGCTGAATCGAAGCAGCAGCAAGATGATTCTGAAGTTCAGGAATTATTTGCGCAAGGCCCGGCAAATCAGATTCGATAGCAACTCAAGCTGATGTGCCGTTTCCATGTTCAGCCACACATAACCATAGATTGGTGTTTCCACAACCTTCAGGTCATGGTGGTTATTCAGCAACTGACGCAGCTCTTCCACAGCATCGTTCAATTTTTCCGTATTGGCAAAAACCGGCTGCGGATTACCTTCGTACAGCGCATGAACAAGGCTCAGCAGTATTTGCTGCATCATATGCTGGGTATCACGAAGTTTTTGCGCGTTCAATAACACGAAATGGCTGGGGCGCGTGGCCCAGTATGCATTGATTTGCAACTCCAGCATACAAACCAGATTGCGATTAATGGTCTGGATACCTTCATATATCGATTTTGGAATACGAGTTTCTTTGCTGGCGGGCGCAATCAGCCCACGCATTTTCACGGCATCGGTCAAGAGTTTTTGTAGATGGCTTTCCAGACGTGGGCGTTCGAGTAAGTTCGGTGAGAATGCAGATTGATAGACCCGATTATACTCGGTCAGACTTTTCGCCAGTTGAATGCGCCAGTGGATGAACGCCCGTTGTGGCCAGATACCGGTAAACAACATTGCCAGTAAAGAGCCGAGGATCACATCGCCGCTTCGCCATAACGCCGTATCAATTTCACCTGTCGGGGAACCAACAACAATTGCCAGCGTCACCCCAATCAATAATCCTTGATACGGTTTCTTGCCCAGCGCCAGCCAACCGCAAAGAAACATCGCCGCCGCGCACCAGACTAACATCAGCGGTAACGAAATTAACTCCAGTTGCAGAGCGATAAGACCCAAAATCGAACCCAACACCGTACCGCCAATACGTTCGAAGGCGCGAGGGACAACGTTACCCCAGAACGAGATTGGCCCCATAATCACCACCATGGTGACCAGCGGCCAGGTGCTTTCCGGGATAGTAAACAGGCGGATAATGAGAAAAGTGAGCAGGAATGCCAGCGCGACCCGAGTACCATGCACAATGCGGTAATGGCGGTATACCCGGATTTCAAACGGGCTTAATGACTTATCGGCACGCACGCAGAAACTCCGTAATGAAGATTAAAAGCGCTCATAACTCATCTGTCGGCCAGAAGGCGCGCCTCTGAATTATCCGACGGACATACCGGGAACAGTGTAATTTCCCGGCAGGAGCGAAAAATTTGAAAGGCGCATCTTACTCTTTTCGCTTTCAAAAAAAGAGTGGTCATCGCGTTAACACACCGCCCTGAGATGAATTAGTGATGTTTTGGCTGCACCGCAACATACATTTCGATATCCCAGTACCCATCTTCCGCGCCATTGTTCAAGTAAACCTCGAAGCAGGGCTTTGGTAACATTTCATAAGCACTGTCCTGCAAGAGGCTATTAAAGAACTGATACCAGGGTTTAGCAAAATCATCACCGACTACACGAGCTACCGCCACCGCATACTGACCACCTGAAATTTCTGTCAGAATGACGCCCTCACTGTTTTCGGGAAGCGTAAAGTAACCCGGCACCGTCACGACGGTGCCGCAGCGTAATTTTTCGGCGGGTGTTTCATCTGGATTGTCGTAATAGACAGCAACCCACTCCTTCGGCACAATATTTTTACTATCTACCCACATCATCAACTGCTCAAAGCCTTTCTTTACCGTCTGTTCCCACGGGCCAACGAGATGGAAACCTGCAACGGTACGTTTCTCTTCCTGCTTAATCTCGTAGTTCATGACGCCTCCATTAACACTGTTTTTATATACAGTATAGTTGCAATATTAAAACCACAAGGAATGAGTGTTGATTATGCGAGCAGACTCGCACTCCTGCCAGTCTGCTGCAAAAGAAAGGTCAGGCCTTATGGTGGAAATAATCACTCAGGCGGGAAAACATGCCGCCTTCCCCGACAGATTCCAGGGTAACCAGCGGCCAGTGCGCCACCTGTTTATCACGGTCGTAAAGTTCAATTTCCCCTACCCGCTGATGGGCGCTAATTGGCGCGGTGAGCTCTTTACCATCAAGGGTATATTTGGCTTTGATATGTGGAATTTCGGCTTTCGGTAGCACCATCCAGAACTCTTGTTCCGTTCCCAGGTCGATATTTTCTTTATCGCCATACCAGATGCGTTCCGTTCCGACCTTTTTCCCACGGTGCAAAATTTGCACCGTAGTAAAGTTTTGTTGCCCCCAACGCAGTAATTTTCTTGCCTCTTCCTCACGACCTTTTGCACTGTCAGCCCCCATTACCACTGCAATGAGACGACGCTGCCCATCTACAGCCGAAGCAATGAGATTAAACCCGGCACCAGAAGTATGACCCGTTTTCAGGCCGTCAACATTCATGGTTTTATCCCACAACAACCCGTTACGGTTTTGCTGGGTGATACCGTTCCAGGTGAGACTTTTCTCACTGTACATATGATAAAACTCGGGCTCGCCGTGGATGATAGCGCGAGAAAGCACAGCTAAATCATAAGCCGAGCTATGCTGGCCAGGTGCATCCAGACCATGCACTGTTTCAAAATGCGTATCCTTGAGATGCAGCTTCTCGGCATAGTTGTTCATCATTTCAACAAACTGCCGTTGCCCACCGGCAATATAGTCAGCCAGAGCAACACAAGCGTCATTTCCGGAATCCACAATTAAACCACGGCTTAAATCACGTACCGATACGCGATCGCCCTCTTTCAAAAACATCAGTGAAGAACCGACAAACACCGGATTATCTTTCGCCCACGCATCGCGCCCCACGGTGACAATATCGTCTGGCGTAATGCGATGACTATCGATAGCGCGATCCACGACATAACCCGTCATCAGCTTTGTCAGGCTGGCGGGATTGCGCTGTTGATGCTCATTACCCGCGGTGAGGATCTGACCGGTGGTGTAATCCATCAATACCCAGGACCCGGCACGAATCTCTGGAGGCTGAGGTGAAAAAGGAATGTTTTCCGCCGCAAAACCAGACGATAAGTTAAAAACGAACAAAGAAGCAGCAATAATAAGACGGCGTTTCAACAGCAAACCCTCAGGAGTTTCAAATAGCTGTTCTTTTTACGGAAATACTTATGAACTGGCTGGAATAAAGTGCAAGAAAATGTGACTACCCTCTCATTTTTATCTGACATGATCTTGTGGCGCTAAAGCTGATTAGTACGGTGATATTTGATACTCTGGCAGACAGCAGAAATAACGGATTTAACCTAATGATGAATGACGGTAAGCAACAATCTACCTTTTTGTTTCACGATTACGCGCAACACCCCTGAGAACCGCCATGAACAAGGGTTTCATGATTTGTGATTTTAGTTTGGTACGCAATTTGGTACACAACACAATTTTCACTTCAGAGGGTAGTCATCAAACTCACCATAACGAGCATCGTTAATGATGTATGTGATCACCACAAGCATCACATCTGGACTAGTTCCGCTTTCATGCGCAGGTATTTGTTCACGCCTCCCTTTCTGCAAATCCTAAAGATGAGATTTTGGGGTTTTGGGATATCTTTTATCCGCAGTTCTCTATCCATTATGCAAACCAGTAATGAACCATCACCGTGTGATAGTGAGGCATCTGCCACGATAAGCGCAGAGAAATGATGCAGTGGTGGGCGGATTGGCTTGATGAAAAGGTGGAGTGATCCACCTTAACTATCGAATAGCACAAAGCCTTGCAATCCAGTGCAAATATTTGTGTGTCTCAGTTTTGTCATGTGCGCCGGATGTCATCTGGCCTGAACTGCCGGAGGCGTAGGCCATTCAATATCTGGCGCACTGGAAGTATCGACCAGTTCCAGTGCGTCCAGATAATCAAACCAGGCGTTCAAAAGTGCTTCTTCATCTGGCTTGATGCGTTTGAGCGCCAGTCTTGTCCGTAGCATCTCTGTTTCCGATTTCACTTCTGATATCAGAAATACTTTTTTGACTTCCGCCTGATGCACCAATTCCTCATGGGTAGGCAGAGTGACATTCACCCAGGCAGGTCGACCTTTGACACTGCCGAGTTCTTTTCCTTCCGGAGCCGGTTTCATCCAGTATTTATCACGCTCTGAATCCGTCAGTTTAACGATATCATCCGGCCATGTTCCGGCGGCGATATAGCCGTCTTTCATATCCAGAGGATAAAACGCCAACGTTGTGGCTGAGAAGCACATATCCATAATTAAAATCCTATCGCTAGCCAGGTGGTGGCGTTATTATCGGGAAGGAGCACTCTGTCTGATGTGTTGCTTAACACGCAAATCTGTGTGGCATTAAATCCGACATTCGTTATAGCATTAGCTGTCCACACTGATGTCGTTTGTCCGCCGCCCGGCGAAGACTCGCCGACAAACAGTGGTGGTCTTGTGAAAGCCACCGGGAATTTTACGTAGACATCCGTTGGTGTAACCTCTGACATCCCCCACTGTATAATCATGCCGGACGGTAACTTCTGATATCCATTAGTTGACGGTGAACTACCAAAATCAGCAGGTAGCCCGCGCACCAAATCGGCATCAAGCCCTGACCCGGAACCATCAACCTGAAGCAGTTTTGTCAGTATTGCCTGCGCCGTTACCTGTTCTTCAAGAGCAAGACTTCCTCCTTTGTTTTGCAGATATACGTATTTTGCGGCACCGTCGACTTTAAAAGCGATAGCAAATTGTTTCTTCTGTTCATCATATGCCAGCCAAAGACTATCCTCTGGCCTGCCAGACTCAAACACGAAAGTCGAGAATCTGTTATCTGTCTTATCTCTCTTCAGGTTCAGTAATTCCGGTAAACCAAGGTATGTGAGAATGTCAGCAATAGTGCTTTTACCAATAATGTCGCGGCCGACAGAAGTTAAATCAGTCTGCGCTGCTGTATCATTTCCAGTGAAATACGGGAGTTTATTTTCACCGGTTGCCAGCCCTGCCAATGCCGTCAGCGTGGCATCAAGTGCCTGGAAATCCTTCCCAAAAGCGGTTCCCATTTTGGAGATAAAGCCGTTCAGGTCACCATCATCAAGCACGTCCAGCCCACTTTTGTTGGCTGTGTACTGCGCAAGCGCTGCCGCAATAAAGCTGGCCTGTCGAATGGCTTTGTTTACCTGCGCACTGGATGCTTTTCCTGCCATGAAACCAGAGAGTAGAGCCGGAAGCGCTTCCCAGTCAGCCTGGGCCGTCACGTTAGCATTTGCCGCTGTCGCGAACGGTTTAAAGTTGTTTGTTGCCATTAGAGTATTGTCCCCCATGCTCCAACATCGAACCCATCGATGTATTCGTTATCCATATCAAAACCAAAAAATTTTGAGCCTTCCGATGGGGCTTCCACCGAAGGTGTTTCAATGCCGCCCGCCCACACACCGGCGGCTTTTACTGTGAGATATCCCTGTTTAATTGCAGCAATTAACTCACGCGATACATCTGAAATATCATTATCGGGAAAGACCCAGACCGATATCGTCATGTCCTGGTTGTCGACGATCTGCATTCGCAGCCCGGATCCTGCTGTCGCCGCGTCAAGAATTGCTGGAAGCGAATCATTCCGTCCGTCCCAGTTATTAATCGCAATCTTCGCTTTAAGGATGACACGATAAGTTTCATCGCTGAGGTACATGTATCCGGAATCAGGATCGTATGGCCCCTGCCATACACCCTGATCATATCCAAGCCCGTCGGTATCCCAGCTGAAATAGACACCTGAGATAGGCTGGCTGACAACACGGCTACGTCCGATCCACAATCCAAGAATGTCAAGTTGCACACCAACCGCAGAGTCAATATCAAATGCAGTAATCAGCCCTCTGGTGGCAGCCGCAACATCAATAAGCGGCCGGGTCATCAGATCAACATGTGCAAGAAATTTAGGTTTGGTGGCGTGGTAGTTCGTGATCAGTTCGGTGTATTTGCTCATGACTCCACCGTTATAACGATATTTTCCGGTGTACAGGACGCAGATTCGTTGTATCTGATATCAATGTTTGATGACGACAAAGCCCCCGGGGATTTCCCAATCGTCAGTTCCTGAATATCGTAATAGCGTGCATTCCCGCCACTCACCACGCCAAGATTCGCCGGTGAGTAAATGCGACTTAAAAGGACCGAATCACCAATCGTCAGACTATTGATATAGTCGGAAATAGCCTGCTGGATCTGCTGCCCTATCTGTGAGGTATAACCCGTAAAAACTTTTAATTTAATCAGGGCATAAACAGGCACATCACTGGAACGCGAGAATTTGATTACATGGGGATTGCCGTATTTATCCGGAACCGTAACGGATGTTGTACCGTGAGTGGCTGTCCCCTGGCCTTTATTCCCTCTGATAGCCTGAGCAATATCCGTCACATCACCGCCATCCACAATTACAGCAACAGAGTGTGGCGGTAACCCGTTACCGTCCTCCGAACCAGTATCGTTTTCATAGAGTTTGTGGCGGGTTACACCGGTAACATTAGAAACAGCACCATCCAGTGCTTCAAATGGGGTTATTGATGGCAACGCAACACTTTGTGACTGGCGGATACGTAACTCCGCGTCAGTTTCTGCCGGAGAGCCAACAGTAGCCGCAGCAGGATTAGTTACCGAAACCCAGCCACGGGTTGGCGTATTAATTTCAGTGATAGTTCCAGCCAGCGCCGCCACTGCACCACTGACGGAACATGTTGCGGTCACCATCACTGTACCATCCACGCCGACCACCACTGAAGCAGGCAAACGCCATATCACATTATTACTGTCTTTCACGCTGCCATTAATGATGGTTGTTCCGGCAGTTCCTGTAAGAAGCAAATCAACCGTAGAGTTCGTCGCGCCTTTACGTGAAATACCATTTATTTTCACGTTACTGGTCAGTGCAGCCCCATAGCCGGTTGCCGGTGAAAAACAGTTGTAGACAGTTATCGCAGTATTATTGGCATCATGAATCGCCAGCGCCATCAGAGCCACCATCTGGCCGTCTTTGCTGTCCGGTTCGAGGTAGGCATCACTGCCATAAATCTGCTGAAAATAGCTAATCAGGGTGCTGAGTATCGTCTGATAATCAGGCGCACTGATCCCCTCCACGGTTACCTTTGCAGATAAACCGAGAGAATCAAGGTTCAGAGCCATTACGCCTCCGATGTAACAGTCGTTATTCCATAGAGAGTGTCGATTTCAGCGGAAAACATGACACGTCGGGTCGTGGTATCCACCGTCGTATTGAAAGAGAGGATTGATTTAACGCCCTGCGTTTCGAGGATGCGCTTACGGATCGCCAGGTTGTAAGTTTCTGGTTTTTGCCTGCCCAGCACGGACTGGATCCACGGTGTTCCCTCTGTGGTATCGAGAAACCATTGCCCATACCACAATTCGAATCGCGTTTTTACCGCCTGCGCCACGGCCTCCGGTGAGTTAATCAGCCAGGTGTCATCACCGCTGCCAAAGGTATAATCGCCATCGGCGTCTTCACGTCTGTATCGCATCAGTTAGGCGCTCCTGTGTTACCGCCGCCGGTCTGTACTCCGCCGTGCGTGTGCGTCATCAGGCTCTTACCACCAGCTTTTACATCGTTAGTCACCGTCACCGGCCCAAGCATCGTCGCAGTACCGCCACTTTCGCCCATTCCCTGAGACAGATTGCCATTAATCGTTACGTTGCCGTTCAGCGTGATAGTCGGGGATGTGATTGTTGTTCCACCTTCAGCCGTAGCCGTGAGCTGGCCCGGTGTTTGAACGGTGATGTTATGTCCTGCGGCAACCTCTACGAACGCCGCACCATCATCGGTTCGCAGCTGCGCGGCGCTGGTACTGATACCGCTGATTTTCTGTGCTTGCGACTGCGGGCCAACGATGGCGAACGCATCAGACAAGTCATGCTGGCGCGGGTCGACGGTCTCCTGAACGCCGCCGCTCTGCCACCAGAAATCGATACAACGGTCGGAAAAGATCAGCAGGCACTCGTCGCCTTCTTTTACCGGAAAGGTCAGCGTGCAGCCTCCGCCGCGCGGGAATACCACCGGCACATCCACCAGCAGCGGGTAATTTTTGGTAACGCGATTGCCGTCGTTATCCGTTTCAACCGAACGGATAGAAGGCTGCACAACCGCCGTCACAGCGTCAGGATCGAATGACTGGACGATGCCAGGCAAAGCGACTCGGATCTGGTTCTTTGTTGTTTCCCGTTCAGATTTGAATGTTTCAGCAAGGTCGCCGCTGCGGGTCTGGTCAGATACTGCCATTTAGTAGGCTCCAGAAAGCAAAAAACCCGCCGGGTGGCGGGTTTATGAATCGTAGGTTTTCAATTTTTCGAGTTCATCAGGAGGAAGTTCTATGAAGGTTTCCTCTGCTAATTTTATCAGCCGGGGAAGCATCGAATCAGCTTGCTGATGAGCGTTTGGGCTGATGATTGCCAATATCTGATAGTGTTCATCGATATAAAGATGCTGAGCATATACCAAAAAATTATCACATGTCCGTTCACTCAGAGATGCTTCTGGAGGCCAGGGTTTATCGCCAGGTAGCTTTAAGTGAATTTTCCTGATGTTGGCAGCCATCGCATCATAGTTACGTTCAAAACCGCCTAACGAACCAAAACACCAGAACTGGGAACCCTTTGAAATATAATCGGCAAGCATTTGAGCATACTTATGTGCTGCAGCTAAATGACGCAATTCTCCCGTGATACTGACTTTTGCCATGTCACATCCATTTAGGGGCGTTGGCTCCCAGCATCTTATGCGATGTTGAGATCAGTTCAATAGCCTCTTCACGGGTAACATTATCTGACAAGAGTTCAGCCTGGAAAGGCTGCGATTGCCTAACTTCAGCGGCCAACTGAGTTGCAGTGTTCTCGACGGCGGTCAACGCACGAACATATTTGCGTTTTAATGGGCGCAACATTTGCAGATGGCCTTGCCACATAGGGGATCTTTCCGCTTCAGAGAACATATCCACTAAATGTCCTTTAGCATTTCGGCATGCCTTGGCAAGACCTTCGAGATGGGATAAAAACTCTTCCGGAAGCTCATCAACAATGATTCTCCCATTTCGAAAAGCTTCGAGATGAGACATGCCTTCCTTCGCGGTATTTTCGATTTCTTGAGCGCGTGCAGCAATCGCGGTACAACGACGAAATACCTCTTCAGCATCTAATCGTTGTGGCAGTTCACAAGCATTAGAGATCAGGGGTTTGAAAGCACCGTTAACAGCTTCCTGAACCTGATTCATTTGTTGTGTAATTGTTGCCAGCGCAAATGCGTAGCTAATCGCCATACCCAATCCCTCTGTCGTTTTAAACGACTATACACCACTTATTCAAAGTTAGCTGAGCGCTAAAAGTTCGCAAAGTTTAGTGATCATGCAACCACCTAGCAAGCGATAAAAAATCATTATTTAGTGAATGTGAACAAACTCAACACTATGCAGAAATGTAACTTTTGGTTAACCATCAACCTTTTTACACGGGAAAGATCCGATGATTTTAGGCGCATCCATGCTGTTCTGCAGAAGCTGGACGTTCAGGAAAGCTTTTCCGTTACGCTTCACAAACTCAAAGCCGTAATTGTTGCCATCGCGAGAAGGCATCAGGCCCATGTTAGTTTTAACGTTGTCCCAGTCATCTTTCTTACCAAGAAACGTAATCTTCTGTGATGTTACCTGCTCACCGTTGATTTTTGTCCAACCGTTATCAGCTGCATGAAGTAGATATCCGCCGCATTGCAAATCAGCAAAAGCTGCTGAACAAGAAAATAATAACGAAATTGTCAAAACTAACTTCATACGCTTCATGAATAAATCCTTTGCTGCGCTGAGGACGAAAGTAGATCAGCCGCGCCACGTGCTTCACACATCATATCCATGTACCACGCCTGCCCCCTTGTGTCGCCAGTGTACATAATCCCACGCACAATATAAACGCCATCCGTTGCGATGCTGGCAGGCTGCGATGTGGTGCCGCTTAGCGTAATATTTCCGTCCGTGTTCTGGTCGGTGATCTGCCCACCGGCCATCGCGATATCGTTGTTCGACAACGCGGTACGATACACTGAAGCCTGATCCAGTTGAATGAGCCCGTTAACCCGGATGTTCGGATTAATAAGCGCGCGGACGTTTACGCCGTTACCGATAGTCTGCTGCGGCATGCCAATAAGCCCGGTAGCGCTGTTGAGCACAATCGCTTCGTGAACATATTCATTATTCGCCACCATCTGGCGTTGACCATCCACGAATTGCCATGTTGCGCCACATTGCCCGGCTACATTATCCATAAGATGCCGCGTCATGCCAAAGAGTACCCGCCCCCGGGGGAATACAGTAGCAGGCATTTCAGGCGTCAGGCCTTCGGTCGCACCTTTGGCTTCGAAGTCTTTCATCAGCGCACGGTTCACATCAGCGACCGTGTAACCGGCAGCCAGCGTCTGTGAGGTTATACTGGTGGCAAAAGCCAGATCTGTATCGGCTGCCTGAATCAGGACGTAGGAATCAACCGGGCTGTCTTTTCCTGTGACCGAGTAGCGAATTTCACCGCTGAAAATCAGTCCGTAGTTGCGGCCATCACTCTGGCCCACGTCCGCCGCATCAACCTCCCGCACGGTCCCGACATCGCTTGCCGACACCTCCGGCGCGATACCGTCGTAACCCGCAATCAGACGCACTTTCGAAAACTCCTGCCCGGTAATTCGGTTCACAGTATCTGCCGAGAGGTTATAAATTTTGATAGTCCCTACCCGGGACGCGCTGCTGATGTTGAACCAGTCGATCGTAAAGGTGACTTTGAAATCACTTAGCTCAATTCCCTGACCGTTCCCGTCCACAAGCTGCAGCTCGAAATGTCTCATCCAGTTCTGTGACATGCTTACTCCGTTGATACCAGTAAATGGCTGCGACTGCCCAGGTCAGTTTTCGTGGGATAATCCTGTGTGTTGTCATCGCAGACCACCAACAGCTTAAAACCAAGCCCCATACAGGCGTACTGCGCCAGCAGATCAGCGCCAGTGACGAGAGGAATACCGGAGATTACCGGCTCTCCTCTGTCGTTCTGCAGGTCCATAATCCAGTAAGGATCTCGCCATATGATGCTAATCCGCCAGGTGACACCGCTCAGGGCGATACTGAACTGCTGGTTATCCGCTGTCAGCGGAATTTCCTGAATTGTCATCAACCGCCCCCCAGTAATGACGCCACGTTACCCGTGATGCTTTTCAGCAGTGAAGTATCTGGAGGCTTTGTGGTTTTGTTGCCGCTGTTCTGTACCGCCGACGTGCTGGCCCCTTCCTTCATGTTGGTTTTATCAGCGACAGTGATCTGCTGTGTCCGGGAGATAAGGACCTCCCTCAGGGTGAGGACGGCGGACAGGACGTTTTCGGTTGTCTTGTCCGTCGTCACTTCCAGCGCCCGGATCAACATGTTGCTGTACAGCCGTTTACCGGTTACCACATCGAAGGGGATACGGCTTTCCTGCAGATCCAGTAGCTCCTGATACGTCTGCTGAGGACTCAGGCCGAGCATGCTGGTAGCCGTCAGATTACTGGCAAAATCCAGCAATGCACCGCCACCGGCGAAACCAACCTCCATCACCACTTCTGACGGTTTTTTATAGGCATGATCAGCGACAGCGGCCCCGACCTCTACCGGATGCTCTGTTATTTCAAGCATATCTGTATGCTTCTCTGAAATAACAACACTGGGAACAATCATTCCTATTTTTCTGCTCTGCTGATGAAAAAGTGTAGAGAGAATATCCACTAACCCACCCTCACCTGATTACTTCGCATGACCTGAGCATTTGCAGACTGTTGCCGACGTGCAACCTCATTACCGACAGCGTGCGGATCTCCGCCACCGTAAATGTGGTAGGTATTTTGCTGGTTAACCTCTGTCACTTTGCCACTAATTCCCGCCACGGCAGCCTTATTAATCAGCTCTCGAGAATAGATATTTCTTCCATTCTCATGCTGGATAATGCTGCTCATCAATGCTGACATGGTTTGCGGATTGCTCATATTCAGGGCAGCCCGGGGATCCACTCCCAGTCGTTGCGATACAGCCCTGATATACGCAGTTGTGTTGTTATTATCAGCCGCAGGTGCCCAGGTAGAGATAATTTTCTCCACGCTGTTTATTCCACGTCCGGCGTACAGCATTAACTGACGAGCAAGAGCCCGTAATCCATCAAAAGCAGTTTCAAATCTGGCAAATCGCCCGCCCGGGCGTTCAAGAGAAGCCCCTGCCTGACCAGCAAAATTAAGGTTTCCCGGATTGTTATTCCGTTCTCCTCGTTTCGTAGCCTGTGCATATTGTTCCGGCTCATCATCACCAAACCAGCCGCGTACCGTCCGGCCCACACTGCGGGGATCGAATCCCCAGTGCTCTTTAATCCAGTCGGCAGTACTGTTAGCGCTGTCTGTAACCATCGGCATCGCTGACGGATTTTCGCTGCCCTGATTAAGTATCTGTTTGCCGATGCTGACGGCATCAGCCCAGCGGCCATCTTTGATAGCGTTGAGCAGGTCGGCGATCATGTTCAGCATTTTGCTGAATTCGCCCATCTGGTCGATGAAGTTGCTGAAATCCCACTTCAGGGACCATGATTTGGGGTCAATATTGAGCAGTTTCGCCAGCGCTTTCGCCAGTTCATTAACAGACCCTTTCAGGTCACGAACCATCTTCAGCGCGGCATCGACCTCCGGCTTCCACTTGCCCCAGTCAATCAGGCTGTCGCCGCCTTCCTTCCAGGTCTGATAGTCCTCCCACAGAAGGGCAATCCCCGCCGCCAGCGCGGTAATGAGGCCAATCGGCGACATCCAGAACGTACTGTTCAGAATGCGCAGCGCAATCGTCAGCGCGCCAAACAGCGAGATAAGCTCCCGCGTTTGCTTATCCAGCGATTGCCACCAGGTGATAAGGCTGGATGTTCCCTCAATTAGCCTGAAGAACAGCCGCCCGATAATATCCCCGATCGCCAGAATGCCTTTTATGGCTTTCGTCAGGGTCTGCTCGATACGAGGGAAGTTGTCCAGGATATGGCGGCGCAGGGTGTCCAGCGAACCCGCAAGCCCACCCGCAAGATTAGAGCCGATTTTGTCACGGGCCATGCCTGCCATCGAGCCGAACTCGCGCAGGGAGGTCATGAATTTGTTGGAGCTTCTGGCCGCCTCGTCAGCATTGAAACCGATAGCTTTCGCCATTGCGCTGTACTGCCCGGAGAAACCACCCACACCCCGGCGCATCGCCATAAGGGTATTTTCGTCAATGCCCAGCATCTGCGCATACTGGTTAGCCCGGTAATACGGCATGCTGCTGAGTTTCTGTCCAACGCCCGTAAAAATAGCGGCCATGTCACGCATGTTACCGCTTGCATCACGGGTCTGTACGCCCAGGCGATTCAGAAAGCCTTCTGCTCCGGGATTGTTACGAATAAACCGGGAGAGGCTTTCCAGAGAAGATCGCGCAGCGTCCACGCTGCCGCCAACCTGCGAAACCGCATAGCCAATAGACTGAATTCCCTGGACTGTCGCGCCGGTGCGCTGTGACGCCCAGTAAAGATTATCCAGGCCGGAGGCAATCTTAGCCGTAAAGGCCACCACGGACAGTGCAGCTCCTTCAACAGCCAGCCCCATTTTGATGACATTTGCAGTTGTACCGGCGAGGACAGAACCGAACTTTTTCGCGCCTGCCTCATCCACACTGAAGCCAAGCGAGACGAGGAAATCTTTAATAGTTTCAGCGTTCATTATCCTCTCTCCATTTCTCAATGCGCCGCTGGTTATCCGCTTTTACCGCCAGATGGTCATTCAAGAGAGCAATGTCGTACAAATCGACAGAGCCATCTTTAAGTGCTGTATAAGGAATTAACCCGGCGTCAACCGGATTGAGAAGGTAAGACAGCCCGTCCGGCAGGCTGTTAAACGTCAGCCCTGTTGCAGGCTCTGCGCCGTGCTGGTAAGGGGTGTAGGCAAAAAATTTCCCAGCGAATCGGCGACCACCCGCGCCACCAGCTGCAGCATGGTTAGCAGGTCGATATCATCGAACATCAGCTGACCGCTGTTGAATACCGGCGTCCATCCGTCCATGTGCTTACGTGACACTACGGCCAGGCAAGGATGAATAATCGCACTGGTGTCATCTTCGGTCAGGGAAGACAGTTCCTCAGCGATACGCGGGAGCATGGTTTCAAACACCGGTTTTAACTGCTCGAATTTCACGGTGTCGATTTTGCCATCAGCAGGCAAACGGGAGCGAATGCTCCCGAAATCTGACATCATTCCTGCCAGCACCGGCAGAAGTTTGCGGGTCACTTTCAGCTGGTCAAAAACGCTGAGTTTTGCCGCGCGATATTTCACGCCTTTGATTTCGAATTCCATGTATTAAAACTCCCCGAGAACCTGGTCAATCTTGCCGCAGTCAAACACCCACGGCATCGTATTACCGGTTTTAGCGTTGGCGTTATCCGGTTGTTTCTGGAACGCAACACTACGTGCCGTGATGATGTCGCCGCTGACCTTGTTTCGGATCACAATAACGTTATTCCCCCATGTGGCAGAAGACTGGCTCTGTGCGTTATACGCCAGCGACAATTTTTTATTTGTCGGTGATGTCTTCAGAAGATTAACGGTAATCGTCCCGCTTTTATCTGCATGGAGACTGTGCATCACTTCGCCATCAGCACCGATGGTCATGGTGTTTTTAGGACCGCCCATCGCAACCACAATCCCCTCTTCAGAACTTGCAGAACCGTACCCGAGGTCAATCGAACCGGTCGGCCCGGTCAGCGTCGCAGTGACATCCATAAAAGAATAGGTAGACATTCACTTCCCCTTAGCGAACAACGTTAATCTGTACGTCAGCGTAATGAACCGCGCCTGCAAGTTTTATTGCAGCCTGAATCACCGGAGCCTTACGGGCTTCACGTTCTGATTGTGCCTGTTCATCCAGCGGCTGGGCGTATACGTAATAACCTTTGGGCAGTGTGTCACCTGATGACAACTGACCAAGGTCGCCCCCGTTCCATACGCCCGGAGCAATCAGTCCATTCTGAACGGCCTGATCCAGTGATTTTTCAACATTTGATAACAGTCGGGTAATACCGGCTTCAGTCTGGGGAACTTTCGTGGTGCTGGTATAAAGCAGGTTATAGAGGTTGGTCTGCACATAATTCTGTAACCAGTCCAGGCCGTGGCGTTCATCAAAGAAATCGCCGTTAGCCATCACTCCCTGCTGGAGGATAGCTGTATCATTCTGGTAGTACACGAACACATTGCAGTTTTTTGCATCAAGTGCCGATGCCTGACTGACTGTCAGTGTTTCATACCCGACACCCGGCTCCTGCTTAAACTTGAGCGTAATCGCGGTATTACTGCCATTGAAATTAACCGTGAATGCCCGGCCAAATGCAGATAACGCAGCGTATTTATTACCCGATGAATACTGAATAAAACTGCGTGAATATCCGGCGGTTTTCAGTTTTGATGCCAAATCATCGCTGGATGCAGTCTGCAGGCATTTCTCATCGCTTGTCGTAATCGCCAGAATACGGCTTACAGAAGAGGATTCGATCGCCGCAGCCACTTTCAGCCAGTCTGCATCCGGAATATCTGCATCGTCTGCAATCCCCAACCCATACCATGAAGTATAATCGAGCATGGCATTCACAGCCTGCTCCAGCGTCTCAGTCGTGGCCTGTTCGCTGTCTCCCTTCGTTTTCACCCAACGACCAACAAAAACCTCCTGAGGTTTCGGTGATTGTGAGAAAAACACCTGCGCAGCTTTATATTCTGGTGATTCCACGCCAAAATCTTTTCCAATATCTTCCGCGGCAGAATAACGACGAATGCGCTCACTTACCGGAATGATTGTGGACGGGCCGAGAATGAGTAATGCACCAAAATTTCGCCCTGATGCTGCACGCGGCGACATGATCACATCAACATTAACAACGTTTGATACAGGCAAGCCCTGTGCCATAGCTTAATCTCCGAAAAAGATGACTGGTGCTTCCACCAGCGATTTAATACCGTACTCGCGCACAACCTTCCGGCGCAGGCGCACCGTCATATCGTAGCGGCGGACCCATTGCTGATTAATAAGTTCAGGGAAGGGAGTCAGACCTGTGTAATCGCCAAGAGACAGCCCCAGCGCATTCAGTGCTGCATTGTTCTGCGGCACAGATATACCGTCACGAAACCGGGACGCATACACCATCCCAGCCGGACCATAAAACGAAGCCATACACTCAATCGTTTCATGCCGCCAGAGCTGAGAGCCATCATCGGTCTGTCTGGTGAATGCCGGACTGTCATCACCTGACCATCCGATAACCCCAAACGCACACCAGTTCGTTTCAACCGGTAGCAGTGGCGGCTGCTCTTTCTGCCAGCGCGGACGAACCATCCCGGCAGACAGACCGGAAACGTTACGCATCCACTGGCTTAACAGCCTGTCGAGCGCTTCGTCATAATCCGGATCGCCACTGGTTGGTATTAACCATCCGCGCTCTGTGCTGGTGTTATTGCTCAACCGGAATTCCCCCATCAAACGGCAGCAACTCACAATGCGCCTGAACGAATCCGGACCCATAAGCTGTATACGGGTCGACGAAAGTCACACGATAATCACGGCCCTGATACGTCACGATATCTGCATCACGGCCAGTCTGCCCCTGTGTCAGCCGCTCAGTTGTCACGATAAGAATCGCGCCACTGATAACTTGCCCGGACTGCATACGGCGGTTCTCCAGGGAGCGGTCAACGGTAACAACTCCGGCAAACTGCGTTTTAACTTCGCTGTCACTGCCGATCCCGTCATCGTCCACCGTTTGCACGCGACGCGTTACCCACAGGTTGAAGTCGCAAAAATCGGGGTCAAAAAGCACGTCTGTTACATCAAGAGTCGGCATCTTTATCCCTCACTACATGGGTAATAGCTCTGCGGTACTGTCCGGTGTCAATTAGCGGTTTCACCAGATCGGTTCCGGGTGACTCGCCAGCAGCGCGTCGGGCAAGCTCAGCTTTCGCCCCTTTGCGCCCTCGACGTGCGCGGGCTTCAACAGTGCTGTCAGCAAGCGGCGTAAAGCCGGTAATAGTCATGTAACGCCTGACGCCATTAGCGGCCAGCGTTCCGGCACGGTTGAGCGCTCTTTCCGCACCCGACGCATTACCATCAAGCGCAGCCTGCGCCGCTGCTTTGAGCTGCGGCACTGTCTGTCCCTCTACCGATTTAACGCCGGGGGTCAGGTGCGGGCGTGGGGGGATGTTTTGCGCTGGTGAGCCGTATTCGTTGACATAGCCGATCCCCGCATTACCAAACGGAACATCTTCACGCTCGCTGTCTTCCGAAGGGATGCCGACCAGCACATCCTTTTTGGTTAGCGACCTGAGCGCATCCAGAATGGCCTGAGCGTTATCCACCCTCGTTGTTACACCGCTTTTGAAGCTCATAGCTGGCGACCTCCCGCACCGAACATCGTGATCAGCTGATAAAATTCAGCGCCATATCGGGTGTTATTCCAGAAGCCTGCATCAGGATTCAGCGTCGCGCTGGTGTCATAACTGACGCTTACCTTGTCAACAGACTTTGAGGATTGAACACCATTGGTTGAACCGCCCGGGCCGCCAACCAGCATTGCCCGACTATCTGCCGCCCATAGCGTCATGTAGTGAGCCACGAACAACTCGGCAAAGTACGGAAACAACTTTTTTCCGGTGACGTTTTCGCTCAGCAGTTCATCGGCCAGATTCAGACGAAACTGGATTTGCGCTTCGGGATATTTGGCAGGGTCAGCAAACTGCGGGAAGTCGCGGCGAAAATCACTTACCGCTGGCAGACTTTGATTCTTTGGCATTTTTTACCTCGTTACGCGCGTCTGTGGCTTTGCCAACGGATACTTCCGCGTGCGCACGAGTGAACCAGTGCGTGGCAACTTCTTCCTCCACAGCATGACGGCCTTTAACAAACTCGCGCCGTGAACCGTCGGGAAGCGTGAGCACAAACGGGGTATGTACGTGTATTACTGCATTATTTTTTACCATCGGGTCATCCTTAATGGCCCCGCCAGGGGGCCATATGGCTGTTAAATGCCATCAACGTACGAAATGGTTTCTTTGTACACTGGCTCGACTGCACCCAGCTTGCCGTAGTAAGTGACGATCTGATACAGACCGCGATACTGCACCGGCACGCTCTGAAGCGGAACCAGCGGGTAGCGGACGTATTTTTTATCGTTGGTGTACGCAACCATGCGATCCTTATCCCCCACACCACGGCCTTTCAGCCATTTAACCGCGCGGATATTCAGCGGAACACCGTTCTGGTGATAGCTGATGGTGTTGGTCTGAAGGTACGTCAACAGGGACTGGTTACCAGCAGATGAAACGATGATGCTGGACAACAGAGCAAACTGCTCAGGTGGGATCAGCAAATCACTCGGAACCACAGAGTAACCGGAAGCGGCCCACGCATCAGACAGCACCTGGTTAATGCTTGCGCGGATTTCGTCCGGTGTTGAGGTTGCCCACGTTTTGGCAGCGTTGTTGACAGGAACACCGTTCAGGGTAACAAGGCCTTTCAGGTTTAATGCGGAATCGCCAACATACACCTGTTCATCGTTATCCATCTGCCATTTCAGTTGCATCCCGTCATACTTCTGCGTATCAATCGGGCGTCCGACCTGCTGAGCAGCCTGCAATTCTATGACCGTCCAGCCAAGCTCCATCCCCCACAGGTTCAGCGGGTTACCGGATTTGCCGATATCCACGTTCACGCCAGCAATAGCGGTTGAGTCTTTGCCTACCCAGTTTTTGCCATTCGGATTTGCGCCAGTACCCGCAGCGGCGAAGCTGGTATTCGTCCAGCTGGAAATGTCATCTGCGATGGAGACATCTTCACGCAACTGAATATCGCGGGTCCAGGTGTACCCCACCAGTGGCAGGTTCAGCGTCTGGTCGAGTCGCTCCAGCTCCCCGATGAGAAAGGCACCAGAGCTGTCAACGGTTGCCTGATCAAAAGTAATCATTCGTCTGTTCCTTAAATCTTCCAGGAAATTTCTGCATTGCCGTTAGCATCACCGGCACCTGTGAATTCAGCGTTGGTCAGCACCACATTTTTGCCACTGACTGACGTGGACATGAATCCACCCAGCGGCACTTTGATGGATCCATCAGTGGAGACGACAACGTATACCGGGTCGCCTTTTTTGATGGTGCTGGCATCAAAATCAGAACCGAGATTAACGGTCACGTAGCCACGCTTCATTGCGTCGCCCGGGAAGTTCTTGCCACTCCCCACCTGGCGAACCATGTCCGGCTGCGACGTGGTCGGATAAGGGCGCACATAGATCCCCTTCACCTTGTCTGCGGTATCACCATCTGCCAGCGGTACGAAAAAACCGTCAGCATCGTATTTACCAGCCAGCCCATAGGCAGCAAAGGCGTTATCGGATTTAAGGACCACCGGTTCGACGGTTAAGTCCTGCGGGCGAGAGATAGCCCCGGCAATGCCAACAGGCATCCGGTACAGAAATACATTATTCATTTTTTACCCTTTACGGTTTGCCCAGAATTCAGCGTTTTGTTTGTTCAGGGAAGCGATACTGGTCATGCCCATGTTTGGGCGCTGTGCATCGCCGGTGGTGGCGCGGGTGTTTCGCCCTTTGGCAATCTCAGACACGGCATTAAACGCCATGTTGACCGATTGTTTCGGTAATTTGCGGATATCCGCATCACCGACTATCTGGCGAACCAGCGTTTTATCTGCGGAAGCCAGAACCTCGCGTTTGAACGCGGTCGGTTTCATCTTACGGCTCAGATCGATACCCGGAACGATAACTTCGGCACGCCAGGCTGAGTCACCAGTAATCGTGGTTTCCTCTTCATCATCCTCGCCATCACCGGTCGGATTATCGTCAGGCTTATTATCGTTATCGCCCGTCACATTTCCTTCCAGCTTAGCCAGCAGGGCTTTGAGCAAGGTTTTGATATCGTCCTCGCCGTCGCCGGTTGGCTCTCCGCCCATTTCCGGCTTTTTGTCCGGCAATGGTTGTTGCGGTGAAAGGTTAATGTTGAGGTTAACGCCGCTCGGCAGATCCCCTTCATCGCCAGTTACCGCCGCTGGCGCAGAGTCCAGCAGTTCGTTCATGGTGTCAGCGTCACCCGTTTTGATGGCCGTGCGCATGCGGGTCCACCAGCTTTTCTTTTGATTTGCCATTGTGTCTCTGTCTCCAATTGCACAACGATTTCCGGCTCTGCCTTTAGGGACAAGAGCCACATGGTTTCCGGTAATATCGACCTGCTCGGCTTTACCTGGCTCGGTCTGCTCGTACTCCGCGTCATAGCCACACGACACTTCGCGCAGGCCATCTTCGATAAGCTGAATGGCGCTTTCGTCTTTGACGATAAGGTCAGCCAGCATCAAATCAGACTGCACACCCGTCCCGCGCCGGACATTCTGAAGATGCCCGACAGCAAGCTCTTTCCAGTTCTCTGGATTCACCAGCCGCACATCCCCGTTTTCATCCTCGGGATGCAACACCGTGATACTCATTCCTTCGAATGAGGCAAGCGTGGCGGGATGGAATACCTGCTCAGGAGAACGCGTGACGACTATTTCACCGAACTTATCGGGTTTCAGTTTTGGCAGATCATCAGCACCATAGAGCTGCTTACCTGTTCGTCCTATCGGCACGTCTTTGCACAGCAACGAGCCGTCAGCCAGCTGGTAGCGGGTTTCTCCCAGCCGGGTATTGAAAAAATATTTCATGGTTTACCTGCGATTCAGGCGAGATAAGAATGAGGGTTGGGAAAAACGATTTCTTTATAACAGCGACAATTCGGGAGCTCGCCAGCGTGACCGGTCATGCCATCAAGCGTTGGAGGTTTGCCCCATTCGACAAATTTACCTTCCATTTCCCGATGAGAATGCCTGACGTCACCATCTTCGGCTGTACGCCAGATATAACCATTCGAGCCGATTGACAGCGCACGCGCCTGATCCAGCGCGCCGGTTGCACGTCCAAGTTCAGTACGGGCGATAAGGTTCGCTCGTGAGCGTGACACGTCACCGGACGCAGCTATCTCTTTCGCGAATGGCTCAGCGCGGCCACCAGACACAACGGCCTCGATGGCCTTGTTCTGAATGTCATACACCCGATCGGCGGCCTCAAGAGGCAGTGACTTGATGTACTTAATTTGCTCGGCGACGATGGATTTCATCACCTGGCCTACCGGGGCGCGGTCGACCATGTTGCGCAGCTCTGCGCTGATGTTCCTGCTGTGCTGACGCCACTGCTTTTCATTCTGGCGCGCAATGTCGGCGGTAAAGTTCTCAGCAACCTTCGTCGCCCAGGGGGTGATGATTTCGCTGTAGCGCTCCAGCGCATCCATTATTTCGGTGACACTGTCATTTGAACCATCGTAGCGACCATTTACGATATCCCCGACCGCCCGCGCTATCTGCCGTAGGCTCGTTCGATATCGGATCTCCGCCTGGCGACTCTGGCGGTTTGTCGCCAAGTTCGCCGATGCCTGGCGGCGCTTCGTCTTCGGCATTCTCTATGTCCTCGTCGGTAATGGACGCCCCGATGCCGGTTACGTCAGAATTTTCGCGCAAATCGGTCATAGCGGCTTTCAGTGTCATCAGACCATCACCCAGCGCCGTACTGATTGCGTTGGTAGTGTTTAACGCCACCGTTGAGCGATCGACATCAGACATTTGCCAGAGCGGGTTAAACTCAAACGTGAAATCGTCCGGCAGCGGCTTACCGAGTTCCGAGCGGTGCATAATGTCCAGTATCCGGCGCATCGGCATCCGTAAGCGGCGCTCCTGCAATGAACTCACCCGGTCATAATAGTTGGCGAGGTCTGCGTCACCAGTTGAGAAGCCTTTCGGGGATTGACCAAACAGGCGTACCAGCGGGATGCCGACGGCACCGCTGATCTGCTCAGCGAACTGCGAAAGAATGTCATCCAGACCACTGAAGCTGTACTGGTGGGTTTCGAACTTATCCCGCGAGTCCATGAGCGTCATGCCTTCATTGCTCTGGAACTGGCGGATCAGGTCGATGTTCTTCAGCAGCGCTTCATACGCAGGACCACCAAGTGCGATAAGCTCGCGTAGCTTCTCCACGCTGTAGGTACGCAAATGCGCTTTGTAGACCAGCTGCGCCGCGCCGACAGTGGCGCTGTCGAACGCAGTAAGCCGATCCCAGATTCTCTCTACAACCGACATTCCCCATTCGTTCTCGGTCATCTTCTGCTGGAATGGCAGCGTGACGCCATCGAAGCGAATCAGGCGGCTGTGATGGATGCGCCAGGCCGGGATGCCCGTTGCAGTGGTCACTACGTCGTAAAACTCAGGTTTGCCGAGATCTGGCCCCATCTCTTTAATGCGGCGGGTCAGGACCGGGTTAATCATCCAGCGGTCGAGCGGGAGAATGCCCTTAAACTTGCCTTCTCCAATGGTTTCGAGCCGCAGCGGGGTCATTGGTGCCTGCCCCTCGATCATGATGAAGCCGACCGCGCCGCCATAGAGACGCGACCATTTCAGCACGTCATTCAGCGCATCCCAGATTTGCAACTCATCCAGTTGTGATTCGAGAATGCCGCGATCTTTTGCATCAATTTCCGAAGTGATGCGAATGCCTTTGCGGGTCATATCATCCGGGATAGCGTCGACCGCTTCGCCGATAACCCACGATCCGCGATATGACCATTCCACCAGCATGCGGTTGCGGCTGGTGAAGTTAGCCCGGTAGGTCGATGCTGAGTGCTGGTTAGGTGTCTGCATCCCCACGCGGGCAACAAAGTTCTCATAGCCATCAGCGGTGGCCTGTGCCGTTCGCCGCGTGGCTTGTTTGTTTCGTGCCATCAGGCCTGTCTCCCTAGCAGCTCCCAGATGTTCAGGGCTGAATTCATTGGCGCGTAGCTGATCATCACCGAGTCGGCAAGGTTTGGCGACCGGGTTCCATCAGGCTGTTTATCAATAACGATTTTTCCCACACCATTAATGGAATAGGTCGGCTGCGAAAGCTCGATGATGAGTTTATCTTTGAGTGCCATGCTACTGCTGATTGAGATGATTTCGTCCGGGTTGTAAGCCATACCTTCAACCACGGCACGCCAGGTGTTCTGGAAAAGTTTACGTAACCGCCACCAGCTCTGGGCTTTGGCGTTAGCGAAGAAGTCCTTGTTCAGACGTGCGGCTTGCCCGTTGTCACCGCGCACCGCTTCGTCGTCCGGATCAAACACCGCGCCGCTACCGCGAAACGGTGTAGCGAGTATTGACGGTCGACGCGCAGCGTTACGCAGTTCGTTGATAGCGCGTGCATCGCCGCGAACGCCAGCGCCCAGCCCGTCCTCGTCAAAGCGAAACTCTTCGAGGTTGTCCTGTTCGCAAAAGCCGAAAACCTTCTCGACGGACTGATAAATGTCGCTGCCCACACCGGACCATTCCCGCACATTCTCCAGGAGGAAGCCATGACGGGTGGAAAAGGCATTTTTGTCCCTGCCTTCATCAGCGACATCCATCGCGCCAAGTCGTTTGCCTGTTGGCTGGATGCCCAGCTTGATATGCGCGTCGACAGCAGCCTGTACCCATTCGGATGGAATCAGGACGCCTTCCGCTGATGCGCTGTAGTTCAGATCAAGTTCCTGTGCCACCACCACCGGATTATCGATTTTCTCGCATTCCCTGCGATACCACTCTTCATCCTTGCGAGGATCATCCCGCCAGTGGAATGTGAATACCGGTATCTTCCCGCCATGACGCTTCTGAGCGAACGGGTTAGCCATGCCGTTAACTGAACTCAGGTCGATACGGCAACGCGTCGTTTGTGACAACGCCGCATCAATCAGCAGAGGACGCTGAAGGAATGCAGCCTCATCAACCAGATAAAGCGTGGTACGGTCACCACGACCAATATTATCGCCAGCCTCGCCTTTGATAACGGCACCAGTTTCAGGAAACTCAACACGCATATATGGCGCGTGCTTCTTCTCGCTCCACGAACCGCGAAACTCTACAGGTAGCGTTTCCACGAACTTGCGTGCCTTCCAGAACAATGCTTTCGGGTCACCAGTGCTGTCGACGTATTCCTCTTTACGGGAGCCGAAACCGATAACCATTTCTTTGTTGAAGAGACAAAGCGAGCAGGCCAGTCCGATCGCGGTCCAACTGAGCCCCATTTCACGGGATTTTTCGGTAATACCATTCTCCCGATTACCCCAGCGTTCCATAATCCAGTGGATCCACTCCTCCTGCTTAGGGAAGAGTAAAAACGGAATGGTCACCGGCAGGCCATAATCAATATTACGCGGGTCCGTTGTCATGCCCCAGTCGATGATGAACTGAGCCGGGTTGGTCCGGTAAAACTGTTTTAGTGCTGGCAATATTTCAGGGTTCTGACGAATGCGCTGTAAGCGTTCCATCCGCCATTCAAAAACCATCTGGTAATCAGGATGTTTAAAATCGAAGGGAAATGGTAACGGCATACTTAGCCCATCATTTTTTTATACGCTTCTGCAGCCTGCTCCGGCGTTAAGTTGGTAATTTCTGTTCTGACTGGTCCTCCGTCAGCACCAGTCACTTCATTTTTGACATTGTCTTTAAACGCCTGAACAGAAACATGACGCCCGAGCAACTCAAGGTTTTTAACCTTATCAGGCCATTTGATTTTCTTCAGAAGTGCGGCGCTATCTGCGGATACTATCTCCACGACATCCATTCCTGATAGCGTTGTGCGCCATACCTTAGGCCAGTCTTTAATGGGCTTTAGCTCACCGTTTTGCAGGAGAATGTCGAGCACATCCATCTGGTCGATTTCAATAAGGCGATTAAGTACATATTCTGCATTAATACCAACAAGATCATTGCGTTGCGCTTTCAGTTCGGCGATTCTGAATTGTATGTCAGGTTTTGACAGGTTTTCGGATGCGGTACGGTTAGCTGTCTTTGCGCTGTACCCCGCCCGAATAGCCGCTTGCGTGGCGTTTAAATCGATGAGGTACTCGCGACAGAACATTTCTTGCTTGTCGGTGAGTGCCATAGTTTTCTCTAGAGGATTTCTTTAATGAACTCAAAGCAAATTTTTTACCGAAATACAGGTCATGATAATGAAACTTATATATTCCTGGACAAATTGGACAATGGCTCCTACCAAGTCAGGGCTGGTCATTCGTCACCTGTGAGCCATTTTGAATGGGAGGGTGATGAAACCATTCAGACAGTGGAAGAGTTTCTAGGTTCTAACCCATCATATACTGAACGTGTTCATCAACTAATTTCTGAGTTTGAAGCAGAATCGTAATCACCACCCAAGCGACTCAACTGATATCTAGTTCATCATTACTAGGACTAAAAGTAGATTCCTGACATTGAGGACCTCTTTATCCGCTTGTGGGGATATCAGTTAAGTTATCCCGTGCAGGGTATAAGCCATTGTCGAGACCACTCATTGAATGGTCTCTGCAATAACCGATGTCTTTCCATCAGTCCGCCACCACAAAGAATCTTTTTTGCCATAAGGCAGGAGGTTCATCTTTCAGTGGCTGCCAGTGTTATTTCCCCACTTTCTGGCTTGGGTTGCTTCGTGGTACTGCCGTTAACTGGTGGCGTACAGATTTAGTTAAATCCGTTCTCGCATGATCCAGCTTTTACATACCTGGATTGTGAGGGATGTAAATCACGGTTTCATTATCAAGCCCACCAGTAGATGGGCTTTGGAATGGTCACTTTGGCAGTCCGGGGATCGATATTTGCGCCTGCTGCTCAAGCCTTTCGATTCTTGCTATGAGTTGCGGTTTTTTGATCCTGCCCCAGCGGTTCAGCAAGCGTCCTGACATACTGGCAACATCCTTTTCCTTCATGAACTCCAGCATTAACTCGTTGTGCTCTCTTTGGTATGAGTGAGCCAACTCCATCAGCCTGTCACGCATCCAATTAAATGCTTTGATAAACGCCTCTTTGATGGCGGCAGCTTTTTTGCCGGTAAACGACATGATGATGTACATCGCACCGTCTTTGGAAATTTCATATTCAACATACTGATTACCCTTGTGTTCATAGGTAACCCGCGAAAAGTTGCTGGTTAGAAATTCATCCGAACAGTCTAGCTTTTCGATTTTCTGAATGATGTGGTGATGCTGCTTGTCGAAGTAAGCTGCTACCTTGCGGGAGGTTGTGATCACGCGATCACCAGAAACAACCACCATGTCCCGGAAATCGAGATTAGCCAATTGATGATTCATAGCGTCTTTACCTTTTAGAAAGTGAGCCTGTCTCACAGAAAAGCCGCCCGAGAGAGGTCGCCACCTATAACGGCATTTCTCAGGCTCGCTTACTGAAAGGCTCTCGTTAATATGCGCGTGAGATGCGCTGTGAAATTCAGATATAAAAAAGCCCCGCATCGCGAGGCTCATTAAATGGACTTTGTGATTTGCAAAAAAATTATTTCAGGCACTGAGTCCTGATGTACTCCTGCAGGTAGTTAACCTGCGCGGTTATCCTGTCGATTCCACTTCGGAGACGGTAATAATTGAGTTCAGCATCTGCTGTAAGTCCTGGGCTTTCTCCATCGCCCATGCTGCTGGCTCCGGTCGTTGACTTTGCACAGGTGGCGGCGACTTGCAGGCGCTTACGCCCAGCAGAAACATCAGCACGGAGACTTTCGATAGTCGCGTTAGCATCAGCAAGCTCCTTTGTGTATCTGGCGTCAAGTTCTGCTACATCACGTTGACGCTTCTGCATGTCAGCGATGATGTACGTGGCTTTATCGCGCTGCTCTTTGTAGGCGATGGCGTTATCACGGTAATGATTAACCGCCCATGACAGGCAGACGATGATGCAGATAACCAGAGCGGAGATAATCGCGGTGACTCTGCTCATACATCAATCTCTCTGACCGTTCCGCCTGCTTCTTTGAATTTTGCAATCAGGCTGTCAGCCTTATGCTCGAATTGACCATAACCAGCACCCGGCAGTGAAGCCCAGATATTGCTGCAACGGTCGATTGCCTGACGGATATCACCGCGATCAATCATAGGTAAAGCGCCACGTTCTTTAATCTGCTGCAATGCCACTGCGTCCTGGCTTTTGGGGGAGAAGTCTTTCAGGCCAAGCTGCTTACGATAGGCATCCCACCAACGGGAAAGAAGCTGATAACGTCCGGCTGCTGTTGATTTGAGTTTGGGGTTTAGCGTGACAAGTTTGCGAGGGTGATCGGAGTAATCAGTGAATAGCTCTCCTCCTACAATGACGTCATAACCATGATTTCTGGTTTTCTGACGTCCGTTATCAGTTCCCTCTGACCATGCCAGCATATCGAGGAACGCCTTACGTTGATTATTGATTCCTACCATCTTCTACTCCGGCTTTTTTAGCAGCGAAGCGTTTGATAAGCGAACCAATCGAGTCAGTACCGATGTAGCCGATGAACACGCTCGTTATATAAGCGAGATTGCTACTTAGTCCGGCGAAGTCGAGAAGGTCACGAATGAACCAGGCGATAATGGCGCACATCGTTGCGTCGATTACTGTTTTTGTAAACGCACCGCCATTATATCTGCCGCGAAGGTACGCCATTGCAAACGCAAGGATTGCCCCGATGCCTTGTTCCTTTGCCGCGAGAATGGCGGCTAACAGGTCATGTTTTTCTGGCATCTTCATGTCTTACCCCCAATAAGGGGATTTGCTCTATTTAATTAGGAATATGGTCGGTTACTGATAGAACAAATCCAGGCTACTGTGTTTAGTAATCAGATTTGTTCGTGACCGATATGCACGGGCAAAACGGCAGGAGGTTGTTAGGGCAACCTCATGCCACCCGCTTTCACGAAGGTCATGCGTAGAATGCCGCAGCGTAACTATCACTGATGAATTCAGGATAGCCAGTGGCTACGGCTCAGTTATGGTGCTGGTTAACGGACTTGAACCGCTACCCATTCGCTTACAAGGCGACTGCTCTACCATTGGAGCTAAACCAGCATATTTGGCGGGACAGCGTGGACTCGAACCACGATAAGAAGGTTAACAGCCTTCCGTAATGACCTTTATACGACTGACCCAAATAAAAAAAGCCACCGTTGCAACTTAAGAGTCACTAACGGCAGCTTATGCCAATAGTGTTGCTCATTTGCTCAATGATGTCAACAAGTTCTATGCTACATGTTTAATTTTCTCTACACGTTTCCGATTTTTAAACGCACTATCCAGAACCGGGTAAATCATAAACAACGAAGCATTGAGGATTTCGTCAACTTCCCGGCGACAGGTTGCGAGCGATGGTTTTTGAATACGCCCGCCGCCCCGGCATAACATCTTGCGAGGTCTTGCGACACGATGATAGTAAGATGCAATGGCATGCTTGGAAGATCCATGAGCGTAGTAGCTGAGGAGGATGCCAAAGGCTTTCTTGTCAATGTACATGACGGAATCGACGACCTGAGAAATCAACATTCCATCATCATCATTACACATTGGCCTTGTCATAACTCTTCCCGGCTCTACGCTCTCCATGAACTTCGCTATTACGCTGCTCATGCGCTTTTCCAGGCGGCCTGAATAAACCCATGCTCCCCACAGTTCAAGCCAGCCATTCAGCCACTCGTGCTGCTCTTTGGTGAGGTTTAGTTCTCTTATGCTCATCGTCTTCCCCTCTTTCCCTGTTTGACCATCAGGACGCCGTTAACTATTACGTGACGATCGCCTTTGCTGTCTCGGTTGTACTTGAGCACTGTTCCTCTTGCGCAGGAAAGCATCCTCGCCACTTCGGTCTGATTGCCTCGTGTCTGGATAAGAAGCTCTGGTATCGTTTGAATTGTGGCGTTCATGCGTTCTCCAGTTCGGTGATTTTTATTCCAAGCCGTCCGCCTGGTACTTTCACACCACGAATTACGCGAATGTCATCGAATTGCTCGTCGTCTTCCGCAAATCCGGCGTGGATAAGGGAGTCGAGTAAACCTTTCAGGATGTTGTCGAGGTCGCGGCGGCGGGAGTCTGGAACGTCTGCGATGACTTTGATGCGGAGTCGTGATTTGGTGAAAATGTCTAACTTGAGTTGGCGGATGATTTGCTGAACGTCTTTTCGGTATTTCTGGCCTTTATCGCTGATGTAGTATTGGCTTCCCCGTCTTCGCCAGTAGGTGTTCACCGACGGCGGGTATGGAAGCACAAACTGATATTCGTTCATGGCTTAATCTTCCCCTCCTCCAGCAGTATCGCCTGCGTCCTGATCACGCCTTCGAGGTGGTAAAGTCTGGCGTCTTTGTTGTCGAGGTTATGGGTGCGTCGGTCGATTTCATCGTGACACGCGCTACAAGCCCATGCTCCGATCAGGTCGTCAGGTTTCATTCCCGTTCCGCAAATTCCAGCCATCCGGTAATGTGCCAGAACTGTAGTTTCAGGGTTGCCATTGCATACGCCGTAAATACGTACCTGGCATTCTCTGCCGCGTGCTTCTTTGCGTAGATTAGCCATTAAGCAGCCTCACCTGTTACTTTCAGCATTCCGTTATCGAGCAGCTTTCTGGTCAGCCACTGTTGACCACGCCCGGTGATTTTTGTGGTGAACGATATCTGTATTCCGTGATTTGTGTTGACCGCTGTTTCTTTCACTGTGAAATAGCCGCGCTCCATATATTCCTGCATTGGCACATTTCGCCGGGAACCTGAAGCAATAAGGATTTTGTGATCGCGCATCCACGCAAACAGTTTGTTTGGACCAATACCGACAACCTTTGCAAAGTTTCCAATCAAAATTCCGCTGGCCTCGCCAACGCGATCGGCAAACTCAACTTTAGGTGCGGCAATTGCGAGCTGGTTTTCCAGTTGCATTTTCTGCTCAGCAAGATCAGCAGCAAGGCGCAACGCTTCTGGTAGCGTTTTTGGGATATTAACCGCAGCTTCTTCAAGCTCTCGCCAACGGTCAACAAGGCGAGCCGTGAATTCCGGCGACAACTGGGCTACAACGACAATACTGTCTCGCTTTCCTTGTTCGCCTTCGAATACATACACACAAAAACTTTGATTTAAGCCTAACCCATTGATTCTTCCACAATCCTCAATTTGAGGAAGCCGGATAACACCATTTTTAGCCAGCGTTTCGATGGTACGTTTCACATTGTCATGACGCTTACCAACCAACTCAGCGATTTCAATGCTTGTCATTTTTATGGCATTGCCATTTATTAACTCATTCATCGTCTTCTTCCTCGTACATTGAGCTATTCGGATCGCTCATCAGTTCTGCGCAGCAGTGCTCACATACGTGAACTTCCAGCACATGCAGCTTCTGACCGCAATTAGCGCACGTTAAAGCCCGCTCGACGCTTTCTTGTTCGTAACTTCGATTTGGGTCAATCACCTTGTATTCCTCGCACGATGTCTTAGCCACCGGATATCCCACAGGTGAGCTGTGTAATTGAAGGTTTTTACGTCAGATTCTTTTGGGATTGGCTTGCGTTTATTTCTGGAGCGTTTCGTTGGAAGGTATTTGCAGTTTTCGCAGATTATGTCGGTGATACTTCGTCGCTGTCGCCTCATGCCGCCCTCCTGACGCCCTGCCCGATCGCCATCAATGCCGCTTTGGATACGGTAGTAAACATCCGTCGAGGACTGATGAACGGTCGCCAAATCAGCAGCATGGAGCCTTTGCTGTTTCCCTTCTTCTCCAGCCCTGTCGATGGTTCGATAAAATTAATCCGTCCATCAGTGATAATGCGAACTTCGTCGACACTCTCCAGAGCCTTGCTGAACCATCCGACTGACATATCCTCTGGCACAAGCATAACTACCGTCTGTCGCTGTTGTATGCACTGCTCAGCGGCTTTTTCCACCCACGGCCTGATATTGCTGTACGGTGGGTTATTCCATATTGCACCGTGGCTTACCCACTCAGAATTGAGCGCGTCGTCGGCCTCAGTTAACCAGTGAGCGCACAGAGCATTTTTGTCGCTCGCTGCCGAATCCAGCCAGAATCCAAACTCAATATCCAGTGCATCAAAAAGCCAAAGCGGCGTTTGCCAGCAGTCCTTGTCGTGTGCTGGCGTATTTGATTTGATAGTCATGCAGCCCTACCTTTTCGTTGTGACCATTCATACTCTCGCCGGGAGTCATCACTCCACCGCACGTTGCGCTCTGAGCCGAACCAGAACATGATTTCGATAAGCTCAGTCATGCTGGCCTTTCGCATTTTGCTGGTACGCACGCCAAGCATGACAACGCCACCGTCGATACCAGGCACACTTCGTTGCTCCAGTTTTTTGGTCTTAAGCCACAGGGCAGTGAACAGGTCTTTCCAGTCTTCCGGTGCCAGCCGTTGACCATGCCATAGCACCTGACGCGAAACATCGTTCAGCATCGGCCACATACGGTCATTCTGCGCTTTGCTGCGTTTGGGTTCTCTAACGTGGACTTCGTGAGGTGACTTGTCGTCGATGGGAAGTGAGAGTATTGCGTCTATGGCGTTGTTTCTGATTTCTTCGTTGCGAAGCATGTATATTTGCTTCATCGTTACTCCTTCACTTTGACTCCAGCAGCGCGAATCCGTCCTTCGCATTCACTAATTGCGTCGTTATAACCAAATGTGACCCCATCCTCGAAATCGGTAGAAAATGCCTCACGCTCTCTTTTTCCAGGACACTCAATCTCGATAGCTGCGCGAGATGCCTGCCATGCCCTCCATGCCATTTCCGTGGATGAATAAACATACCCGCAATCACCATATGCAAGGCTTAAATTTTGCTTTTTCGCGAACTCCAAAAACTGCTTTCTTGATTCGTCCATATCAATCCCCGTTATGACAGGTTAATTTTCACCCAACCCTTCCCACGCACATTTGCAACAAGCCCTTTCTTTCTCAGGTATTGCATACGGCGATCGATGGTTTCGATATACATTCCATTGCTCCGCCATTTAAGCCAGATATCAAAAACAGGTGTTGGTCTTTCACTCAGCATTGAAAGAATGTTTTGATCTAATTTTTCGTACTTGCTCACAAATACCCTCTCTCACTTAATCGCGCCCACGCTTCGTTAAACTCTTCTCGGGTTGCGCCGGATTTTCTTTCTTCAAACATCATGCATTCGCTGATGTCTCCCCATGACTTTGGTCGCTTTTCAGCGAACAGATCATCCCATTCGAATACCCAGCGTCCTGATTTTCGGTAGTGGTAAATGGTCAGCCATGTTGTGCTGTTCGCTGGATACCCATAGAGAACTTCGACTTTTTGATCACGGTCTTTATGCTTTTTCAGCAGGATAAAGCCAGAAACCAGCGAAGCTCCGGCAAGAATGATGATTGGAATTTACCAGTCAGCCACAATTCCCTCTCCCCCAAATAAAAAGGCCTGCGATTACCAGCAGGCCTGTTATTAGCTCAGTGATGTAGATGGTCATACGTCCGCCCCTTGTGCATATCGTCTGCCACGCGCAGCAGGTGCATTTGATGCTGTGCAAATCTGTCTGGCTTCATCCTGGTTACATGCAACAAAGTGTCCGTTACAGAACCGCTGGTAAACCGTACCAAGCGAGCCAAAACGGTTTTTCGTCACGATGATTTCAGCAAATGGCGCGGCGCTACTGTTCTCGTCATATACCGCTTCCCGATAGAGCATGATGATTGAGTCTGCGTCCTGTTCAATGCTTCCTGAATCACGCAAATCTGCGTTTGTCGGGCGTTTGTTTGGTCGCTTCTCAACATCGCGCGAAAGCTGACTCAGGGAGATAACAGGCGTTTTCAGGTCCTTCGCCATCGCCTTCAGGCTTCCGGAGATGTGAGCAATTGCAAGGTCGTTGCGGTCTGCTTTCGGCTTCTCAATCAGGCCAAGATAATCCGCCATGATGAGTGACAGGTTTGGGTTTTCCTGTTTGTGCCGTTCTGCGATTGAGCGTATTTCTTCGACCGATAACCGCGAGGCATCGACAACCCATACATCCAAATCTGCAAGCTGACTCATGCCGTTAGCAACACGTGCCCAGCCTTCGTCATCCATCGCTGCAGGATTTCGCAGCACACTAACCGACATCCTCCCGGCGTTGGCAATGCTTCGCTCTGCAATCTGCAATGCGCTCATTTCCATTGAGAAAATCAATACCCCGCGCCGGACGTCAGAACCAGGAATAACGCGGCTTGCAACGCCTTCGGAAATCTTCAGCGCCAGTTCGGTTTTCCCCATACCAGGACGAGCAGCGATTATCACAAGGTCTTCTGCGTTCATCCCTCCGGTGATGGCGTCAAGTTCTTCGATTCCGGTCTTCAGGGTATCTGACTCTTCTCCGTTCCTCAGACGCCTGTCAAGCGTGTCGGTGTAGTCAGTGATGATTTCCCCTAACCGTACAGGTTTAACCTCGTCACGGGGCTTTCTGATGGCTGAGAGACGCTTTACAAGCTCATCCATCGCCTGACTCGATGCGTCGATGGTTCCGCTCTGAATTGGTTCACGCATTTCATCCATGATTTCCAGCACCAGACGGCGGTGATAGTTATCCGCGACCATTCCGGCATATCCCTTCAGGTTTGCGGCACTCGGGCAGTTTTTGCTGGTCATCAGGATTGACGTGAAATGCTCCTCTCCGCACTCCTCGGCAACCATCAGCGCGTCAATGAGGTTTCTGTTTCGCGCCTGCTTCCGGATAACCTCGAAGGCTTTTCTGTAGAGCGGAATTGAAAACGCCTCCGGCTCCAGCGTTGCCAGAACGTCGCTGGCGGTTGGTGTTAATCCACCAATCAGCAGGCCACCGATAACGCTCGCTTCGATATCCTGTCTCATGCAATCCCCCTGTCTGCAAACTTCCCTTCCCGAACTCCCGTTAACGAGTCTTCCCTCAGCAGGTAATCAAAATCGGCCGTCCAGCCCGTGTCGTTGTCTCCGAAGTAAAACGGCTTGGCCTGATGTACAAACGCCCTGACATACGCTCTGAAACCGTCCACGTTTGGCGTTTTCAGTTGCGGGATGATTTTCTTCAGGCGACGTTTGCGTTTCTCGTTGACCGCAACAGCGTGTGGCAGCCTGTCACCGACTTCGGTGTTGTAGGCGTTCAGGAAGGATTCGTAGTCGATGCGTTCTGCCTTGCGACGTTCAGGTTTAACCTGCCCATCGCCGCCCCCGTTAGGGGGTAAGGGGGTATTTGTATTTATTGTCTTTTGTATATTGTCTTTTGTGTTTAGCTGACTTGGCTTATACCCATTAGCTGACTTGGCTAATGTTTTATTAGCTGTTTTGGCTAATGTTAAGCTGTCCTGGCTAATCCACTGAGAAACCACCTTGTTCACTCCGATTTTCACGCCATCAGCAATGAGGAATTTACGCTCAATAAGCTGGCGCTTGGCAGCGCAAACATGAGTGTGATGAATACCTGTCATGGCTGCTATCTGCGTGTTTGTGAGTCGATCCATCGGCTTATTGAATCCGTATGTCTTGCGCATGATAGCGAGCATCACCTTCAACTGCCGGACGGTTAAATCAGCCATCAGCAGACTGTCGGTAATCTCGTTAGCAACGCGCATGAAACCATCTTCGGTATCTGCCACGCGATGCTCCACGACCTCCAGTTGAGGCCTGTAATCAGCTAACTTAACGACGCCCATGTTTCACTCCTGCTTTGGCTAGTCTGTAAACACCAACAAGGCGCTCTGCGAACGCCCTGTTATTTGCTGCGGCTACCACTAATCCCTCAGGTGAATCAGGGTGTCGAATCTCTTCTTTTTCCTGGTATTTCTTACGACGTTTTGTCATAATTACTCCTGTGGATTGATCCAGTAATTCCCTCAGAATTGCATATCAATTTGCTTAAAATCCTCGGTGGCGGCCGGGGATTTTTTCTTTGTGATTTCATCAAGCGCATACTTAAAAGCCCTGCTAATCGGACTGATGTCTGATGCCATTCCGAAAGCACACAAGACCGAAGCAATAAATCTCCAGTCCGTTCTGCTTATCTTCGATTCATGACAGCCAATCATCTTTGCCAGACCGCGCTGGGTAAGCGTTGACAGGTTGATGAGTAAATCAGTTTCAGCGCGATCAATTTCTCGCTGTGTTGGCTTGCTGTAGCTTGCTTGTGCCATTTGTTAATTTTCCTATATTGATATTGAGTTATAGCGGCACACCCAATGGATTTGCCGCTGATGTTTGCTCACCCGGTTAGAGGTGAAAGGCCAGAACTGTTAAAGAGCAATTTGCTTATGCCGCTTGGCGGTAAGCACTTTCTTGATACTTCAGGGCGCCAGCTGTAACGATTTCCAATCGATAGGCGTCTTTCTCTGGGATAACTTCTTTCCACTGAGAGACTGCTGCATCGCTAATGCCTAGTGCTTTAGCAACAGCACGCTGGGTTCCGAAGTGGTCAATAACATCTTTTTTGTACATAGACTCGCTCCGAAATTAAAGAACACTTAAATTATCCACCAAAGGAATCTTAAGTCAAGTTTATTTAAGATGTCTTAACTATGAATACACAACTGATGGGTGAGCGTATTCGCGCTCGCAGAAAAGAACTCAAGATTAGGCAGGCTGCCCTTGGCAAGATGGTTGGCGTGTCTAATGTTGCTATTTCCCAATGGGAGCGATCTGAAACTGAGCCCAATGGCGAAAACCTATTGGCCTTAGCCAAGGCTTTGCAGTGCTCCCCTGATTACCTGTTGAAAGGAGAGGATAGTCTTTCAAACATTGCCTATCACAGCAGGCATGATCCAAGAGGTTCGTATCCTCTAATTAGTTGGGTAAGCGCAGGATGTTGGATGGAAGCTGTAGAGCCATATCATAGGCGTGCAATAGATAACTGGTACGACACAACGGTAGATTGTTCTGAAGACTCTTTTTGGCTCGACGTTAAAGGCGACTCAATGACTGCCCCGGCAGGACTGAGTATTCCTGAGGGGATGATTATTCTCGTCGACCCAGAAGTCGAACCACGTAATGGAAAGCTGGTAGTCGCCAAACTTGAAGGAGAAAACGAGGCGACATTCAAAAAGTTAGTTATTGATGCCGGGAGAAAATTCCTGAAACCACTCAATCCACAATACCCAATGATTGAAATCAATGGGAACTGTAAAATCATTGGCGTTGTCGTTGATGCCAAGCTAGCAAACCTTCCTTAAGGGGCTTTCGCCCCTTTTTTATTTCCCGTTAAAAATCAAAGACAAACTAAATTCACGCCCATAAAATTAAGTTTTCTTCAAAAATACACTTGACCAATAAATTAAGAAGTCTTAAATTTAAGCCATCAGCAGGACGCTGGAAGCCAAACGGAACAGATTGGCATGCTCTTTAACATCGACGGACTCTCAACCTAACCGTTGAGACCAGAACTTGAGTGGTTTTGGGGATGGCGCGAATTGCAGCTGCAAGACAGCGATCGAGAAGATAAGCACCTCGACGCGTCATGCGCCAAAGCCACTTAAAGGAGACCATCATGGTAACCATTGTCTGGAAAGAATCCAAAGGTACGGCAAAAAGCCGCTACAAAGCTCGCAGAGCAGAACTTATTGCCGAGCGACGCAGTAATGAAGCACTGGCGCGAAAAATTGCGCTAAAGCTCTCTGGTTGCGTCAGAGCAGACAAAGCAGCATCGCTCGGAAGCCTTCGCTGCAAGAAGGCAGAAGAATGCAGTGGAAGTATTTGCCTGCCAAACGTAGCCATTTACGCGGCAGGATACCGGAAATCAAAACAACTGACGGCGAGGTAAGTGATGAATCAGACATACATTCCATCATGCTTGAGAAATCTGCCAAAGCAGAAAGCAAAGCCCCGCAAGCAAGCCATAAAGGACGCTAAGGCAGAGGTTATTGATCAAGCAATACAATTGCTCAGGGAGGAGTTAAGAAGTGGCAAGCTCGAAGGAATGATGATGCCCTATCAGCGCGGATATCTATCGGCGATTAGTAAGTTGGAAGTATTGAAGAGTGAATTATGAACTATCTGGAATTTCCGGATGGTTCATTGTTTTGGCAGCAAAGCACTTATTTGAGAGGAATTAATATGTCATCAATCCGCTTAACTACGAGAATGAAAGAGGAAATCGCTCGTAACGCTTTAATTAAGTCTGGGGTTTTCACTGAACTTGAAGAAGTAACAAAGTTAAAGAACCAGCTTGCACTTGACGCCAGAGTTATTGCGTTTGGCGGTAAAAAGAAAACTGAGGAAGTGGATCAGTTATCATCCAAGTTGGTAGCTATAAGTGAAGAACTTGAAAAGATGGGATGTTCATTTTACTCATACGATGTTCGTTCTACTTCAATTTATCTGACTGTATCTGGCAGAAGGGTTGGATGGCTTTCATATGGGAAAGACGGCAACGGCGAAGATATATTGCTCCCTGCTCCGAACGAAGATAAATGCATGTTTAGCGCAGAACACGAAATAACAAAAAGGTTTGATGAAATCTGCGCATTGCAACAAAAACTTGAAGCCAAGAAAAAGGATATCGGGTAATGCTGCCAACTTACTGATTTAGTGTATGATGGTGTTTTTGAGGTGCTCCAGTGGCTTCTGTTTCTATCAGCTGTCCCTCCTGTTCAGCTACTGACGGGGTGGTGCGTAACGGCAAAAGCACCGCCGGACATCAGCGCTATCTCTGCTCTCACTGCCGTAAAACATGGCAACTGCAGTTCACTTACACCGCTTCTCAACCCGGTACGCACCAGAAAATCATTGATATGGCCATGAATGGCGTTGGATGCCGGGCAACTGCCCGCATTATGGGCGTTGGCCTCAACACGATTTTACGTCACTTAAAAAACTCAGGCCGCAGTCGGTAACCTCGCGCATACAGCCGGGCAGTGACGTCATCGTCTGCGCGGAAATGGACGAACAGTGGGGCTATGTCGGGGCTAAATCGCGCCAGCGCTGGCTGTTTTACGCGTATGACAGGCTCCGGAAGACGGTTGTTGCGCACGTATTCGGTGAACGCACTATGGCGACGCTGGGGCGTCTTATGAGCCTGCTGTCACCCTTTGACGTGGTGATATGGATGACGGATGGCTGGCCGCTGTATGAATCCCGCCTGAAGGGAAAGCTGCACGTAATCAGCAAGCGATATACGCAGCGAATTGAGCGGCATAACCTGAATCTGAGGCAGCACCTGGCACGGCTGGGACGGAAGTCGCTGTCGTTCTCAAAATCGGTGGAGCTGCATGACAAAGTCATCGGGCATTATCTGAACATAAAACACTATCAATAAGTTGGAGTCATTACCAGGATATCGAATCAAATGTATGGGCTGCTTTGAACTCAGTCACAACAGTTAAGCGACTTATTGAAGTTTGGCCTGAAAGCAAAGAATTGCTACCAAAAGAAGCAGATAAAGCAAGTACAGCACTTCCTGCTTTACGGGTAGAAGATTTGAATAAGATGATTGGACTTCCTTCCGAGGCCGCATAGTCGGCCTTTATTTTTGGCATAAACAACAGAGGCTAACATGGAATTTAAAGGTACTAGGAAAAATTGGCGAGAAGCCAATTTTGCAGGCTTAATTTTATTTTCACACCCTGGAATGGCCCTATCCGGTAAAGAAACAGAAGAGGCCGTAGCAAATGGAAGGTTGGCTATGGCTGCACCGGATTTACTTGAAGCACTTCAGTTATTACTTAAGCAAGCCGAAAATAGAACAACGACAACATATCCAGAATGGTATGGAGCTGTTAATAAGGCTCGCGAAGCTATCAAAAAAGCCCTAGGTGATGAGTAATGAATAAGAGATACATCGTTGAAGTTATAGAGCGAGAAACAAAAGAAGTAATTAAACACTTCGAATTTGATAATTATAGAAAAGCTGACCGAGTAGAAGAAGGATTGTTGCGACAAAGTAATCTCGAAAAATTTGATGTTGTCATGCGATGCGAATAAGCGCCTATAGCAGATTTACGAGTCTGCTATGTGAGCAATGTCGCTCGTAACTAAACAGGAGCCGACTTGTTCTGATTATTGGAAATCTTCTTTGCCCTCCAGTGTGAGGGCATTTTTTTGATGGAGGATATATGAGTGAAGTAACAGATTTAGTTGTTATTGAAAAAGCAAATGCAATGATTGTATTTCAGTCTGCTGACCAGATTGAAGAAATTCTCCAAAAGGTTGAACGTGAAGTTATGTCCTTTGTGCCTGATATCACAACGGCAAAGGGCAGAAAGGAGATCGCTTCTCTGGCGTATAAAGTTGCGCAGACGAAAACATATCTCGATGGTCTTGGCAAAGACCTTGTTGCTGAACTGAAGGAAATTCCAAAGCTAATTGATGCCAACCGCAAGACAGTGCGTGATCGCCTTGATGAACTGAAAGCCAAGGCGCGCCAGCCTCTTACTGATTATGAGGAAGAACAGGCGCGAATTAAAGCCGAAGAAGAAGCTAAGGCAGCAGCTGAAGCTCTCGCAAAGCAAATTGAGTCTGACCATGAAATAGCGATTTTGATGGATCGCGAATTTGACCGCCAAAGAGAAGAGGCAAGACTCAAAGCGGAGCAGGAAAAGCGAGAGCATGAAGAACGCTTAAAAAGAGAAGCTGAAGAGAAAGCCAGAGCTGAAGCCGAAGCAAAGGCAAAAGCCGAAATTGAAGCAGCAGCAAGGCGAGAAGCAGAAGCTAAGGCCGCAGCGGAACGTGCAGAGCGTGAACGCATTGAAGCCGAGCAACGAGCACAGCGCGAAGCAAAAGAGGCAGCAGAACGAGCTGAAAGAGAAAAGCAGGCGGCAATTGAAGCAGAACGCCGAAAAGCACAGGAGGAGGCTGAACGAATCCGGCGCGAAGCTGAAGCAAAAGAGCAAGCCAGAATAGCAGAAGAAAAAAGAATCAAGGACGAAGAAGAGCGTAGAGCAAAGGATAAAGCTCACCGGAAAGAAGTAAATAACAAAATACTTGCTGACCTTATCAAGGTTGGCGCATCAGAAGATGTTGCTAAAAATATCATAACAGCCATCGTAAAAGGCGAAGTATTCGCAACAAAAATAACCTACTAATAAAACCAACATAAGGAACCACCCATGATTTACGCAATCGCGGGAGGCGCTCGCATGGGTGCCTTCCAACTAAATGAATCTTTACTTGAACGAATCACCCGTAAATTACGTGACGGATGGAAAAGAGTTGAGGTCTTATTATGCGCAATGAAATAGCCATCAATCACCAGATGCTTCGTGCAGCACAGAACAAAGCAGTAATAGCCAGATTTATTGGTGATTCAAAAATGTGGATTGAAGCAAATAAAGCGATGAAATCAGCTATCAACCTTCCGTGGTATCGCAGGAAATGAGTTTTACAGATAACTGGTCAGACGAAGAATTCATTCGTCAGATGAAAGAATTAATCGGTAACGAAGGAGATATTCATGTCACTTGCAACCACAGTGAAGGAGAGCAAGTTACAGAGACGCATGTACACGCAGCAGGCGTTAATGTATCGCCAGAAGGGAGATCGTGAAGGTGTTCGCGTATTTTTAAATGCGGCAAAGACTGAAGTATTAAATCAGCGTTATTTCCTTGGGCCATGTCCATTCTGAGGTGAATTATGGATTTGAATAAATTCGATGAGCCATTCAGCCCCGAAGATATCGAATGGCGAATACAGCAAAGCGGTAAAACACGCGATGGAAAAGTGTGGGCTATGGTGCTGGCTTATGTCACGAACCGGGCAATCATGAAACGCCTTGACGATGTTTGTGGCAAAGCAGGATGGCGCAATGAATACCGCGATATTCCCAACAACGGCGGCGTTGAATGCGGCATATCAATAAAGATTGATTCCGAATGGGTAACCAAATGGGATGCTGCTGAAAACACGCAGGTAGAAGCCGTCAAAGGTGGTCGTTCCGGTGCAATGAAGCGCGCTGCCGTTCAGTGGGGAATCGGTCGGTATCTGTATAACCTTGAGGAAGGTTTCGCACAAACATCTCCCGATAAAAAGCAGGGGTGGCACAGGGCAAAACTGAAGGATGGAACAGGATTTTACTGGCTCCCTCCATCGCTGCCGGGCTGGGCAATCCCAGCATCAGATAACAAACCATCACCAGAAAATACCAACCAGAAATCTCCATCGGTTGACTGCGAACAAATCCTGAAAGACTTCAGCGATTATGCGTCAACAGAAACTGACAAGAAAAAACTCATCGAGCGTTATCAGCGTGACTGGCAATTAATGGCTGGCAACGAGGAGGCGCAGGCTAAATGCGTTCAGGTAATGAACATCAGAGTTAACGAACTAAAACAGGCGGCATAAATGGGAAGTAGAGGCGTAAATAAGGTGATCATTATTGGTCGCCTTGGGCATGATCCAGAAATCAGATATTCACCATCAGGAACGGCATTTGCAAACCTTACAGTTGCTACGTCAGAACAATGGCGTGATAAGCAAACTGGAGAGCAAAAGGAGCAGACGGAGTGGCACCGCGTGGTAATGAGCGGGAAACTGGCAGAAATTGCCAGCGAATATCTGCGAAAAGGCTCTGAGGTTTATCTTGAAGGCAAATTGCGGACAAGAAAATGGCAGGATCAAAGCGGACAGGATCGGTTCACTACTGAAGTCATCGTGGGCGTTGGTGGAACTATGCAAATGCTTGGTGGCAAGCAAGGAGGCAATGAACAGTCTTCACCTCAGCGAAATAACGGTCAGCAACAAAGACAGCAACCTCAGCAGCAGGGGAATCATAGCGAACCACCTATGGATTTTGACGACGATATACCCTTTGCACCAGTAACTCTCCCCTTCCCTCGTCACGCTATTCACGCAATTTAATCAGGAGAAAATCATGCCAGCGCCTCTGTATGGTGCGGATGACGTGCGCCGCTGTTCCGGCAATTCCGTATCGGAGGTGCTGGATAAATTCAGAAAAAACTACGACCGGATAATGTCGCTACCGCAGGAAACGAAAGAGGAAAAGGAATTTCGCCACTGTATATGGCTTGCAGAGAAAGAAGAACGCGAGCGAATTTACCAGACATCAATCCGACCATTCCGCAAAGCCACATATACCCACTTCCCTGAATATATCGACCCGCGCCTGCGTAATTACCGCTCACGCTATGGCGCTATCAGTAATGACTGAGGAATTTACCATGAGAGGACTTGCATACAATCCCGGCATTCTTCCGGCAGAAATGATTATTCGCCAACGCGTAAAGCCAATGCCATCGAGAGAGGAATTGCTTAAGAGAAAGAGTTTCGGTTCTGTTAACGACAACAGATATCTGAATGCGATGTGGCGCAAAGGAGGCAACCAGTGAGCAAGATTGACTATCAGGCACTGCGTGAAGCGGCAGAGCGTGCAATTCCGGCAATGGAACGCCTGTTAATGTTGCCAGTTGATGATGATCTGATAAGCGAACAGGAACTTAAAGATTACGGTGTGGATATTGATGCGCTCAACGCCTTCAAATTTCTGGCCGGACCAGAAACCGTGCTGGAACTGCTGGATGAGCTGGAAGCCGCAGAGAAGCGCAACGCAAAATTACAAAGCGAGAATGCATACATCCGCAACCGGTTCAAAGAACTGGACCTGTTAATCGGGAAAAACATTCTGGTCATGCAGGCTGCGATTATCGAATGGCAGGCAACTGGCGACGCTAAAAGCGGACTGGCATGGATTTATAACACACTGTTTGGCCCAGGCGAATTGCCGGACGAATCTGAGAAAGATGCTCAGGCCTACTTTAATCGCAAATATGCACCGATTGACGAAAAGCTTATGGAGCTTCACAAGTGGTTTTGGGAACAAAGTGAAGCCGAGCGCACTGCTGGTATTCGCATCAAAGGAGAGTGATATGAGCACTATCACTAAAGAACGTATCGAATTGTTCATTAAATCCCCGCTTGAAAACGGGCTTACCCGTGGCGAACAAATGGAACTGGCACGAATTGCACTGGCATCACTGGAAGCAGAGCCAGTTGCTTATATTTTCAAACATCCGGCCGGGAAATTATTCTGGGCTTTAACGGATGAAAGCAATAAAGATCAATCGGACGTTATTCCTGTTTATGCCGCCCCTCCAGTACCAGTAGTACCTGCTGCATTACCTGAGAACGACGATGAGGACGGGCATGACATTGATTATCTTGAGCCATCTGAAGTTTACTCGCTTGGGCGAACAGCTGGCTGGAACGCCTGCCGTGCTGCCATGCTTCATGGTGCCGAACCTGTAAGCCAAACTTACAAGTTGAACGAGCTATCTGGCAACTCTCCGGTAACTCCGGATAGTTGGATAAGCTGTAGTGAGCGAATGCCGGATACCAAAACAGCCGTTCTTGTTGCCAAGGAGTTTGATAGGAAAGGTGACTGGCGAATGAAATGGGCGACTTACATCCCGGGGCATCCTGACGCTAATGATGGGTGGATCATTCCTGGGGCGTCGTGGAAACCGTCACACTGGATGCCGCTACCAGAACCGCCGCAGGAGATGAAGTAATGGACTCCTTCGCGAAATATACGATTATTGACTGGATTGCCTTCCTTCAGGTTTTGCTCATCTGGTTTTATATGGCTTACAGGAGTGGACAGTGGATTGTCAGTGTAGCCTGTAGCAAGGGATGGCGTTGGTGGAACAGAAAGAATAAAAAAGCACTGGCATTGGATTCGTTTTACGAAGCATTCAATCTTAACAGCCTTCAGCCTGGTTCTGTCATTGTAGTCACCACTCAAAGCGGCATGACGATACAAATTCACAAGCCAAAGGAGGAAGGTCGTGGCTAACCTGCAACTTGCCGTCAAAGGTGAATACTTCGATGCCATGATTCGCGGGGAGAAAACGGAAGAGTATCGCCTGTGTAATGACTACTGGAATAAGCGAATTATGTTCCGCGAGTATGACCGACTGATTATCACAAAGGGATATCCGAAGCGTGACGATTCCAGTCGTAGAATTGACGTCCCGTATGACGGATATGAAATCAAGACAATCACACATCCGCACTTCGGTGATAAACCGGTAAAGGTGTTCGCGATAAAGGTAAATATTGATGGCTAAATCAGCAGCAGAGCGCAACTAACAAACCTCGCACCGTCGAGGTTTTCTTTTATCTTAACTCGCTACGGCGAGTTTTGTTTTATGGAGATGATTATGGTCTGTTCAACATTCAACCCTCTAACGTTACAGAAATACCAGCCAGACCCTGAAGATTTATGCTCACTGTGTGGCGGAAATTATGGTAAAGCCGCCATGATTGAATGTAAGGACAAAATCCACATTTGCCTTAATTGCGTTGATGTCCTCGTTGATATCAAAAATGAGAGAGAAGATAAAAAGCGTAGCGAGACTGTTCGCGCCTTAGATTCATGGATGCGAGATGGGTATAGTGCTGCGCAAATTTATGACTTAGCAATATCAAAAGGCGAAATACCAGGATTGCGCATCGAATAAGACGTAACCAATATTCGAATTGAAGAACTGAAAGAACACCAAGCCGCCTGATGGCGGTTTATTTTTGCCTGGAGAATTAAGATGACCGATACCAGCCTGATTCCTGAGAAAGAAGTGATGAACAAGCTCGGTGTTTCATCACGTCAGACAATCTGGAACTATACCAAACGGCACGGATTTCCGAAGCCAGTCAGAACCCACCCCAAATCATACCTTCGTGAAGCTGTTGAGGGGTGGATTCTTAACGGTGGTGTTAATCAGAAATGCTCCTGA